TCTGCCACTGGTAGTTCTTAACGGCACCCGCTGTTTGCTCAAGCGTGACGCGCACCCCAAACCTATTGGGCTGCATCTCGACGCAGATGGCCTTGACGCCATCCAGCAGGCCGCCGTCTATTCCGCTATAAGCTTCATAATCCATGAGCCACCACGCGACGCCTGGCGTCAGGCGCTCGTAGTATCTAATAACCGTAGTATCGCCACCCACCATGAGGTCCAGGTCTATCTTCACCACGCGAGGCTCGAACTCCCCCGCAGGGCCCGCATTGATGTACACGTTGTCCTCGGTGCCCAGGCCGGTGGCTGTGACCACACCATTGTCCTCGTCCAGTGTCAACTCGGCGCTCACCAGCGCCAGTATGGCGGCGATGCTCACGCCCGACGTGATGGCGGCAGCTATGGAGGGGTGCAGCAGCAGTATCTCGTCCCCGATACCCACGGCAGCCGTGAACGCAGCAGCCAGGAGGTCCCCGGTCGCTGTATCGTAGGTGACGATGGGCTGGGACTCCCCTTGGGGCGCAGCAGCCAGGCCCCCGGCGTCCCGCAACACGTAGGCCGAGTAGGCTGTGGCACCGGGCTCGAACTTGCTGGCCCCCAACCCGGCGAGGGTGGGGATGGTGAACCCATCGGCGAAGGGGACGGCGGTGACGACCCCATAGTAGGAGAGCCCGGCCGTCCCCTGGTCCGGGCCGCTAGCTAAAGGGATTATGGCATACGTCTCCCCCAGAGCGATTCCGACGGTCCAGTTGGTGCCGACTGTCAGGGTGTTGGCAGTGTTGGTGGTGATGAGCCGCACCTGGCCGTGACAGAGCACAATGTATCGCGCTCCAGCCAGGAGGTTTACGGGCCAGTCGCGCAGGGTTACACCGTCTCCGCATTGGAGTGTGTTGGTCCCTGCTCCCGCTGCAGCCGCAACCCGCCCCTCGTCAAAGACTGCTAAGCTGATCATCGTTAGCTCCTACCTATCCAGCCCTGGGCTGGACAAAGTACACAGTATCCTTCCCGCACTTGGGGCAGGTCACGACACGCTGCTCCACCTCTTTCAGGCTCAGGTTCCCACAGTGCTTGCACTTGACCGTCATCACACCCATATGTAACTCCCTAATTTCCTGTATCCGATGACCCACACCTTCCCCTCGGCGGCGTTGAGCGGGCTGAGGTTGGTTATGTCGATCCGGAGCACGCTGGCGACGGTGAGGTCCTCCAGTAGACTACGTGTCCACCCTACCTGAAACACATTCGTGGGCTTCGCGTTGGCTTCGCTGTACCCGATGCAGCTAACGTCGTTGTACGTGCCTCCCTGGAAGAAGTCGTAGCGCACAGGCTGGTTGAAAGAGACCCAGAACTCCTTGAGGAGGTAGTCCCACCCTGGCAGAATGGCAATCTGCGGGAGCCCCGTGAAAGCATCTATGGCCTGGGCCGTTGCTCCGGGCGCAATCGGGGGCGCCGTTATCGCAGAGGGTCCGGGAACCAGGCTGAACAGGGTGGTGAGCCACAGGTACTCCTCGCCCACCTCGCGCTCATACCCATAAATCTGCTTCGCGCGCCATGTCTCGCCAGTGTAATCCGGCTTGCCCTTCCCGACCGCGACAATACCGGGTATGGGAGTAGCTGTCTGTCCCATTCTACTCCTCCTCTACTACTTTCACTAGGGCGCTGATGGTGTGCGGGTTGATGGCATCCGTGTTGCGAACCTCAAACCACAGCTGCTCGCTCGGCGTGATGGGCTCGTTGAACTCGATGGTCTCGGTGACAGCATCGAGGGCCAGGAAAGTGCCGCTGCCATCGGGGCAGAACTGCGTCCGCCCTTTCCCCAAGGCCACGAGGACGAGCGAGTTGCAGCCCGGGGGCCAGTGGATTTTCACCATCGTGATGGTGCCCTTGATCTGGCGGTCATCCTGTACGCGCACTCCCGTGGCCGCGGCCACGATCGCCCTGAACGGCACTTGGATTATCCTGCCCATACTAGGCCCTCCTCACTTGTCGAGGCTCCGCGAGAGCAGCACAGACAGCCGCTCGTTCTGCACCGCTATCGAAGTGCTCAAGATGTGGACCGAATCGCTCTGCCGGTCCATCTTGGCGGCCAGCGTGGTAACGGCCTCCGCCATCTTGCCTGTTGCCTGCGCCATCTCGCCCACCTGATGCGCCATCTCGCCCACCTCGTGTGCGAGGGTCGGATTCTCCCTCGGCGTCATCCGCTGCTGAATCAACCCCCGCACAGCCGTCCCCAGCACCCCCGCGAGGGCGCCAGCGAGTCCTATCACCGCGGCCAATACAGGGTCCATTCGGCATCCTCCTAAATCAATGAGGGGAAGGAAGGCCGCCGGCCCTCCTTCCCCTCTCCACTGTCCTGCTGACAAGCCTATGGTTGCCGGCGCTTGGGCGCTACCTTGGGCTTGTCTGGAGCTGCGGCCTTCGCCTCTGGCGCCGTGGACGTTGGCTCCGCTCGTCGTCGCGGCTTGTAGTCCGGGTCACAATGCCTCTCGGCGAATGTCACCAACTCCGCGCGAGCGATGGGCTTTCGCGGCACGTAGTCTGGGTCATAATGTCTGGCCACTGTCACCTCCTCGCGTCCTCCTGCGCTACGGATCGCACTCGATGTTGATGTACATCATGCCCTGTGGGCCAGCGGGAACACCCACGGCCGGGAGGGCCAGCGCGCTCTGCGTGATGGGTATGAGGGCACCGGCGTACTGGAAGGACCGCACGCCTGCGTAGAACGGGCCGACCAGCTGCACGCTGCCGTCCTGGTTGTCCCAGACGAGCTGCCGCTCCTCGATGTTCTGGCCCTCTGTGCCGCCACCGGAGACGACGAACCCGGGGCCCCAGGTCTGAATCCATTGGAACTGTCCGGCCAGGCCCTCAACCAGCGGTATCCCCAGGATGGTGAGGTACTGAAGGTTCGGGTTGTTGATCGCCTCGGCGGTGGCCTGGTTCGGCGAGTACACATCGGCGTACTTGCTGCGGAAGAGCGCACACGCGCTGCCTGCCGCTACCGCCATGGGGAGCGGGTCCTCCAGGACCAGCGTGATGGTGACGCCGCCTCCAGCCGCGACCGGCTGGGTGAGAATCCGGCAGGTCACGCCGTAGGCCAGACCGCCACCGATGTTGATGTACCCGCCGTTGAACCGGCCGGCCGGGATGGCTGCGGCGGAGACGTATTGGAGGGTTGTGCCTCCCGCGATACCCGCCACCGCGCCCGTGACGCTGGTTTCGTCCGACCCGGCCCACACGCCGGAAGCGACGCCGAAGCCCAGGTCCAGCCGGGTGGGGAACGCGGTCATGCCGTAGCTGCCGTCCTTGACCCGGGCATAGCGGAATACCCGCTCGCCCATGTGCATGCGGGTCCCGATGCTGTATCGCTGGATCGCGGAGGCCTCCGTGGGCCACTGGTCCACCCCGGTCAGCTTGGCGCCGGACGTGATGTTGAAGGATGCGCGCCCGGAAGGCATGAGACCCTGGAGTATGTCCCCGACGACCCTCAGACCCTGTATGTAACCGAATCTCTTAGCCATGTTCCTCTTCCTCTTTCTGGGCCGCTTCTCCCACGGGGGAGCATATCATCCGAGGCGACCCGCCGTATAGTCCAGCTTCAAGGCGCGGACTGCCTATCACGCGTACTCATCCTCGTACCAGATGTCCACGTCGCAGTTGCCCACGTCGGTCTGCAAGTTCACCTGCGCCCCACCCTGCGCGACGTACAGGGCCAGCGCGTTGTCCAGCATAACGTTTGGAGCTTCGAAGCGGTCTCCCGCGAGGACATGGAAGAACGTGTCCACGACCACTCCAGCCAGCGCCACGCGGAGGCTCAGCGTGTTGGCGGCCGCCGCGCTCTGCGTGGCGATGGCGTAGATGTACCGCTTCATGCCCGCCGGGACTACCGTACCGATGTTGACGACGGCCAGGCCAGCCGTTGCCCGTGCTCTTGTGAGTCCTTGACGAGTTGGCATCTACGCCCTCCCCTCCATCACGTCTCGGCCCCACTTGAGCGCCTCGGGACCGCCTGCGAGGTCCTTCAACCAGCTGGGGATAGTCTCGGGTTCGGGGTCAATCCCGCCCACTGTGTAGAGACGGCGGCGTCTCTCCCCCAGCAGGACCGGCTTGGCCTCTTCCCGCCTCGTGATGATCTGATAGCTGTACCGCATGACCTCGAAGTGCATGTTGATGTTCGTCATGGCGTCAGCCAGCGGGTTGAGCGCGTTGTACGCCGGATACTTGCCACGCGGGATAAAGAGCTCCGTCTTGCAGGAGAAGGGCCCCTCAAACGGCGACTGTTCTCCCGGCACGTACCCGATGTTGCCCGTGATGGGGCGCGTGGCGGAGCCCAGTGAGTTGCGGTCTCGCCGCGACTGGTACTGGGTGAAGATGCGCACCTTGGGGTGGTTGACGCCCCAGAACACGTGGTTGAGCCACTTGTTGTCCGCCGGCTCCAGCATCCTGACGTTAGCGGCGGTGGGGTCCAGCACTTCGTTCCACGCGACCAGGTTGGCGCCCGTGGCCAGGGCGGCGACGAGCAGGAACGGCTCGATGTTCGAGTGCTCGCGGCCCGTGATTCTGAAGGTGACCCACCCCTCCTGGAACTGCATACAGAGCAGGTAGCCCTCTTGCAGCCAGAAGTCCTCGTGGCTCTGCTTTATCAGAGCGGTCTGCATAAACCCTCCTCCCCAACCTTCTCTTGCGAGAAGGAAGGTTTTACCAGGAGGGGCTGGGGCCAGCCCAGCCCCAGCCCCTCCAACTTGGTTCTACACCCAGACCGGAATGAGCTCGTTCAGGACGCGCCCATAGCCTACGACCAGGCCACCCCACTCCAGCTCGGCGTTGCCGTTCACATCCGCCTTGATGGCGCTGAACAGCTGGACGCGCGGCTCCGCGTAGACCGTCGGGATGGGCAGGATGCTCACCTGGTTCTCGTTGTCACCCACCCGTAGGGACCGGCACGGCTGCGGGATCAGGACCGTGCGCCCGATGGAAAAGCGGTACTCGCTCTCCAGCGGGGTGGGGGTGACCAGCGCGGTCAGGTGCGTGATGATGAGGCCGAAGTCCTGCCCCACCTGGTATCCCACGCCCGCCGCGTTGCTGGCGAAGTTGGTCCACGCGTTGGCCACCAGGGCGAGCTGGAGCCAGTTGGTGCGGTAGGCGCCCGCTATCTGGACGAACTGCGGGCGGATGAGCTGGAAGCCCAGCTCGGTGTCTCCCGGGTTGAGGCCACGGAACGGCGGGCCGTTCAGCTTCTCCTTGACCGCCCGGATGCCCGCCACGTAGGCGTCGATGCGCTGCATCTGGAGTATGCGCTGAATGCTGGTGGGCGGGGCCAGCAGCGTGGGTAGCTGCGCATTGATATACTCCAGCTCCTGCGCGTCCAGCGAGGCCAGGTTGTACGACTGGTTGTACAGCCGCAGAGGCCCCGGGGTGTTGACTTCCGCCAGTGAGAGATTTCTCCACTGCACGTCCATGTGGTCCTCCTGATTCATTCCGTTTGGGTCAGGTTGGGGTCAGCTCGGGGAAGGCTTACACCTTCAGTTCGTTCACGTTCTGCACGTTCCGGAACGTCTCCGTGTTCTGGAGGCCACCGACTCGGCGGCCCGCCGTTAGGGCTGGACGCTGTACAGCGCCACCCACCACCCTGGTGGTTATGGCGGCAGGCCACAGCTTCTGGATGGCGAAGTGCCCGATGCTGCCTGCGCTGCTCGACGCGACGCCGAGGCCGATGTCGGACAGCAACCCGCGCTGTGAGAGCGCCAGAAAGAGTCCGCCCACGGCGCCGCCGAACGTCACGATGGTCCCGAGGCTCTGGTTGAACCGGTAGGACGCCGCCTCGGCGAAGCCGGCCACGAACGCCGAGCCCACTATGGTCACCTTGGTCTGCTGGTCCGCGGTCATGAGCGCCATCGTCTATCCTCCTAGCGTTTTGGAGTCTGGAATCACAAAACAATACCCGGAGAGCCTGTTCTGCGACTCCAGGCTCCCCGGGTACGACAAGGAAACTCTAACGGTCGGTAAGGCACTTGTCAAGCCCCTATTCGCGCTCTGGTTTGGAAATTGTCCTCCACCAGGCCCGGGCGCAAGACCTCCAGCTCCACATCGTTGAACCGGAGCCACTCCTCATACGGAGGGCCATCGGGCACTATGGACGCCACACTGACGGGCTTCTGTGTCGTCTCCAGCCTCCACCGGCTTCCATCCCCGGCCACCACTTGGACCCACGCGTGGGCGATGGGCCACCCCTTGCCTCTCCACAGCCCCATCAGGACATACACCTGTTGCGGGCTGAGCCAGTGGCGCAGGATGGAGCAGACGGTGAACGAGGTGCCCTCACAGTCGTCAACACCCATCGCGAGGCTCTCGGCTGGAAAGTTCCAATAGTCGTTGGTCGCATCCTGTCGCAGCATCGGCACCTTCTCCCACACCTTGATGCCGCCACCACCACGTCCCGCCAGGGCGGCGGCGAAGTGGTAGTCGTAGGGCTGCGCGGACGGATACGTGATGCGGTCCGTCACCGCCTTCCAGGTGGAGTAGAGCATCTCCCACGGGTCCCCTTCCGGGATGGTCGCCGCCACCATCTGCACGGCGGCGCTGTCCGGCTGGATGAACTCGCGGATGTCGCGTACCTCGCCAAAGAGGCGACGACGCACCAGGAGCTGATTCGCCAATCGCTTCCCTATACGGTGACGTACGGGAGGGCGAACCCGATGAGGTGCCCCATGACGGCCAATGCCACCTGCTTGGTGTCCGTCGGCGTCTGGGCGAGGATCTTGAGCTGAGGCGCTATCGCCCACAGCTCCACCCACGCGTCCACCCAGTAGCCCCCGGGCAGGGCCGGGGTGATGCGCTGGAGCTGTATGACTGCTGACGTTGCGGCTTTGGCCAGCACCACGTCGGCGAAGTCGTCGTAGGGGGCGCCCTGTCGCACGTCGTTCTCGTCGGATATCTGCGTGTACAGATGCACCCGGAATGTGGTCTGCAGATTGCCGTCGTTCACTACCTGTCCCTGGGTTGCGATGGTGGCCATGTCGTTTCCTCCTGGTGGTGTTACTACCTCGACTGGGAACTGCGTTATGGTGCCCATGATGTACTGCTGAATCAGCGTCACGTCGGCCTGCGTGACAACGCCGTCGCCGTCAACATCCGCTCGCAGCAGCACATCCACCGTCATACCCATCTGGTCCAGAACTTGCTGCTCGGTGAAGGGGCCGTACTGGATGTCACCCGTCTCATCGAACCTTATCCAGTAAATGAAACAGGCGTTCTCTACCCAGTAGCTATAGCCGGTGATTCTGATACCGTAGCCCGCGAAGTAGACTTGGTCCCACCTACGTTCGCCAACGGCTACTGGCGGATACAGCACGTTGAAGTCGGCGATGCGCTGCGCTAGCAGCACGTCGCCCATGTCAATCCAGCCGTCGCTATTTACGTCACCATAGTACATGCTGGCCTCCTACGGCACCATTATGGAGATTGCCCACCCCTGGAGGGTGCCCTCGACCTGTTCTGGCGGCTTCGGCTTCATCGCCTGCACCACGACCACGGTGCCCACGGCAGCGGCCACCCCCGCCAGGAGGACCAAGCCAAGATGTGACTTGTCAGCTTTGTCGCGGGGCTTATCTGTCACCTCATCCTCCTTCAGAGAAGCGCAATAGATAGTTCAGGCTGCGGCACACCCGCATACGTGGCGAGAATCGCAATCCCCGCCGCGACCTCCTGCCCCAGGGTAAACGCCGGGTCAAAGGTGTAGGCTCCCAGCGCCTTGATAAGCTCAAAGTTGTCCGGGTCCACCTGGAGCGCCTGTACCACCACCTTGAAGGGCGCTCCGGCATGCCGGTTCCAGAAGTCGCGGGCCTGTTGCGAAACCCGCGTCCCGGCCAAATGGAGGCTCGTGACGCCCTGCACGCTAGAACCCGCGGGCACCGGCATCAACTCCGCCCCCGGGTACGCCTGGTGCACCCCACCACTCTCGCTTGCCATGATGTCGCGCACCATCCCGGGCCCGCCCTCGCGTATCAGGGGGGTGTAGACCCACCACTCCACGTCGCTGCCCCACGCCTTCTTCTCGATGACCCACACCTTCAGCCCGACGTAGCCCAACTGGCTGCCGCTGTTCGCGACACCCCAGCGGAGGTTTATGCTCATCTGGAAGGCCGGGAGCGGCACCACCCCTAGATCCCCGACGAGGAAGGCACCGACTCGCGGCGCAGACCGCGTTCCAAACTGTCTCATCGTCATCTCCCCTCCTATCCGTCGGACACGACTGTCAGGATGGGTATGCCGACCGTTGCTAGCCCAGTGCCCTCGCCTACTCTGATAGGCGCCTGCGCCGCCCCCCAATCTTGCACCAGCGCGCCCTCCTTGCCTCGCAGCACGATTCGCCAGTCCACATCGGCATTTGCCCAGTCGCCCGGTATGCGATTCCACAGCTCGATGGTCGTTGCCCCGCCAGGTGGACAGGTTGACGGCGTCCAATCTGGCAAGCCCTGCTCTTGCGGCTCCAAAATGGTGTTGCGGCCCCGGTTCTTCAGGCTGACCTGGAACTCTTTTACCAACGACACAGGACCCGTGTTGCGCCAAGCGAGCGTAGCCACCACGTATTCTCCGGCGTACACTTCAAGGGGCATAGCTGCCCTCCGCCCTAATCTCTACCCCGAGGACCTCCACAAAGGCCTCAGCCTCGCTTGCGATGGTCAGCACGTCCTCCCGCAGCCACCATGCCCCCTCCAGGCCGATGAGCATGAGCTTGAGGTCTATCGTGGTCGTGTTGGGCCAGGACTTCGGGACGGTGATGGAGGTGGCCGATGTCACCACTGACACTCCAGGCGCTACGCTGGGCGAGCTGGCCTTCGGCCCCTCCTGCCATGTTGCCGTGGCACCCGTTCGCCGTAGGGCGAATTGGAACTGGGGAGCCACGGCCTTAGCGCCCATATTCGTCCAGGCGATATCCGCGATAAGCGGGACGCCACCCAAAATAGGGACGTCGGTCATCCCCTCTTCCCAGATAGGCAGGCCCTCTGGGGTCCGAACCACAACTTCGTCCAGGCGTATATCCGCAGGGTTAGTGCCCTTTCGCCGCGTGAAATACCATACGGCGCCTGCCGCAACACCCCCCACCACAACCAACGGCAGCAGCTGGCCCATGATGCCGCCACCTCCCGTTTGCACAATTATCACACGCTCGGGGGGTTGATTCATGGGCTGCTGCGTCATCTGCTCCTCCCCATCCGGGCACGCGCCGGGAGGCCGCCGGGCAGCAGAACCTGAAGGGCACAACAAGAGGGAAGCCCCCTCAGGGGCTGGATAAAACGCTCCGCGCGCTCCCCGTTCAGACGCTCCGCCACCGCGCAGGTCAGCATGAGCGTCCTCCTGGTGAAGTCAGCCTATTCTACCACAGTCGTTGCGGCAAGGCGACTGCCTACTTTAGCTGGCAGAGGAATCGCCGCTCGCCTCCTTGTGCTATAATATGTCTATGCAGACCGCCGTGGTCATGGTAACCGTAACCTCGTAAGTTCCGTGTCGGAAGCCGTCTACTTTAGCTGACGGAGGATGTCACTCTACCACGTCAAGCAAAGAATGCCGATGTGCTGGCCAGTTGCAGCACCAGGTCCTCCACGTCCACATTGGGCCACAGGTCCCAGCTTCCCATGATGCCGCTATCCGGTAGGTCAGGCGCCAAGAGGACGAGGTGCAGCACCTCGTGGACGAGGGCGCCGGTCTGCGCATCAGGGGTCACGAAGCCCCATTTGTCCTGCCGCGGAATCTCGGGGAATATGATGTCAATGACCGCGCCGGGGTTCCCCAGTATGGACTCGATGGCCACGTCGCCCAGCATCGCAAACCGGTCCTGCGGCATGGAGCCTGCGAAGCCACCACCTCCGCGCGTCAGCACAACCCAAAGCTCGGTGTCCAAAGGTCGTCGTCCGACGTATTCCACCAGCTGTTGGAGCACGTAGGCGGCAACATCTCCCGTCTCCGCGATGTTGCGCACGTACCCGTAGGAGTCGGGCAGCGTTAGAAATACCGGCGGGGCTTCGGCGTTCAGGGTACGCCCCGACCCCACCTTGTCCGTAATCCAGTTGACCCCCATCAGCCAGCGAGCAATGAGGAGCTGCGTCTCATCTGCGGTGAACGGCCTGTCCACCGGTGCCAGCACGTACGCTCTGACAACAGCACTGCTGGCATACGCCCGCTTGGTGAGTACCCTGACCGCGGCTATTGCCCCGAGACCGGCGAGAGCCCATGCCCAACCCGTTTCCATCAGCCGCTAGGCCTCCGCTTCGAGCTCGTCCACAGCAGGGCGCCGCAGAACAGGACCATCATGGCGGCCACGCCGAGCCAGGTCATCGGTATTTGGCCCCGCTACTGGCGAGGTGGTTTACGTGACCTTGCCGTGGAGAACGTCCAGCATCACCCGGGTGGCCCGCCGCTTCTCCGGTTCCAACCACGGGCGATTCCGCTCTGCCCGGATAACCAGAACTTGCGCTGGGTGGCGCGTTGCCACGTGGTCCAACACCTTCTCCCAGTCCAATGCCGTGACAATCGGCTCCAGGTTGTCTACTCCTAGCTGCAACAGGTCCTTTATGCCGCCCACACGCAGCTCCGGTGGAATACCCCGCGCCCATGCCTCGATGAGGGATTGGCGGGCGTCTATGAACTTCTGCAACCCGTCCGGCGTGAACTGGCCGATGAGGTCCGCCAGTCCGGGCATGTGGAAACGCTTGCCCGTGCTCCTGACATCATGGTCCATGCCCAGCGCCACTTTGCGCTGCACCTTCAGCCGTATGAAGACGGGACCCACATCGGAGGCCACGTTCAGGAAGTGCTTCATCATGCTAGGGCGCCCTCGGGCGCCGGAGCCTCCGCGGACGCCGCAGCCTCCGTGGGCGCAGGTTGCGCCTCCGGCGCTTGAGGCGTCAGCGCGACCTGGACGCCACAGTGCGGACAGAACATCTGCGGCTTGAGCTGCGCCCGGAGGACCATGAACTGGCCCTTGCAACCCGCACAGGCCAGAACGAGAGTCTCCTGCGCCTCGGCGGCGGCGGCGGGCTCCGGCTTGGCCCCATTGGGAGCAGCCTCTTCTAGCGGCTTGTTGCCCACCGGGACGCCGCTCCCCTGGGCGTTATAGGTGCGCGCCGTCTCTCTAAACGCCCCGATGAAGTCGCCGAGGTTCTCGGTCACCAGATTCTTCGCCTCCTCCAGCATCCGGAGGCGCCGCTTCTCATTCTCGTCCGTCAGGGTGATCTTCCGTTGCTCCCGCGCATCCTCCAGGTCCATCTTGCGCCACTCGATGGCGAACGAGGGGGGGACGTTCCCCAGGTCCTTGATGGCGAGTAAGCCCTGCGCCGGGGTGGCGGCCACCACCTGGTCTCGCGGCACGAAGCCCATCATCAAGGCCATCTTGCCCATCCCGTCCCGTATAGAATCCATGCTGGTGAAGAAGCTGCCCAGAACGTCGAGCGCGGTCGGAGCGGCAGCCGGCTTCTCCGCGACGGGCTCCGTCCCGTCCCGTATGCCGAACATCCGCATCTGCAACTTCGTCTTGACCTCCGGCGTGAGTTGCCCGACGCCCATCGCCTCGCCCAGGTCGGGGGCGGGTTTGCTTGCCGTCTCTTTGGCCTTTGCCTCAATGCGTTCCAACTGCGCGGTGAGGTGGGCTTCCCGCTCCTCATGGAGCGTCTGCTCCGCCTGAGTGGCGGCCTGGCCGGCGGCCGTAGCGCCCTCGCGCAGCTCCTTCATGATTTCGGAGTAGTTGAGACCCAGCGCCTTGCCCGCCTCTATCATGTCGCTGAATGGGCTGGCCGGCTTCTGCCCGTTCGTGTCCGTCTTGACCGCATCGCCCATCGCCTTGTTAATCTGGATGGCAGACAAGACTTCGGCCGTCTTGGTCATCCGACCTATGAGCTTGTCATACACCGTGTCGGACTCCACTACCGGCGCCTTGCCTTCGGGAGTACGCAGTGGTATTGGGAGAGTCTTGCCTTCAAGCGCCAACTCGCACCTCCTGTTTCTGTTGTTTCTGTCCGTCAGGGGAGAGCAGCTGCGGGAATAGCCTCCCCAACTGCAACTCGTCGGCGTGCTCGTAAAAGTAGCGCGTCACTATCTCGAAGATGAACTCCCCCACGCTGGGTTGGTACGCCGGAAACTGAGTGCAGGCCAGGTCGTACAGGACGAGTATGCGGGAGTCCAGCTCGACCTCCTGCGTAACGAAGCGACCGCGCAGCGACGCCGTCGTCTCGGGCGCGCTAACGCCGGCGGGCCCCTCCACGGGCTTACCAGACGAACTCTTGTTCAGTAACCCCTTGGACGAGGCTGTAGAGGAGCTCTTTTCGTCGAAGCCCATCTTGGAGGCGATCATACGGTTCGGCGCTACTACCTCGCCCGTGTCCTCCTTGACCAGGCCCCGGAGGTGATGCGTCTCCTTCTTCTTGCGCCCATGGGCGATGTGTGTGGTCAGGTCGAAAGTATATCTGTCGAAAGCCGCGCCACAATCGCAGTACCAACGATAGCCCGGATGGGGATTGGGGCGGGCGGGCGGGCGCTCGGACGCGGTTGGGGCGTCGGGTCTCTCATCGGGGGTTGGCACGCAGCACCTCCACGTGTTAGGATAAGCCAATGGACTCTAACTGTCAATCGCCTAGCGATTTCCCAAGGAGGACAGCATGACCACCAACGGGGCCCTCGGTCCCCTGGCCAACCACGTCGGAGTCCGGCTGGTCGATTGGGCGCTCTCCTGGCTCAGTAAACCACGGAGCGACCCGCAGCAGAGCGCCGACGCCATCTACGAGCGAGAGATGGCACGCCTGACGCAGCTGGAGCGCATCGCCGCCAGCCCGCAGGCTGCTCACGTGACCCTCCTGGCGCCGATGTCCGAAGAGGCCACCCTGGACCTTCCGACCACCGCCGAGACCATCGAGGTCTTGAAGAAGAGGCTGGCCAGTGAACTGTACCAACTCCAGCATGACCTCCTGGACGGCGGACGTATCGCGGGAAAGCCATGCGACTGCCTGGTGAAGCATACCGAGCTGGGCCTCCTGCCGATGGCGAAGGAGTTGGCCGGCATGACCAACGAACCGGTGGGCCACGACATCATCGCGTGGGCCCACCAGAACCTGCCCCGCATGACGCCCCAGGTAATCGCCGGGGGCGAGTGGGACGAATGGTACCGGAAAGAGGCGGTGTTGCAGGTAAGGGAGTTCCGCAAGCGCCTTCTCGGAACCGAGTCGGCCTCGGAGGTTGTGCCCACCGGGGTGTGGAGGAAGGCGAATGACCTCGCCGCACGAATCCAGACCGGCGAGATGACACGCGAACAGGCGGTGGCGGCCCTGAAGGAAGAGCTTAAAGCATAGGAGCTCCTAGGAGATCCAGACGCAAATCAGGCCGGGCCCCGGTCACCATCCCGCCTCTCCCAATGACGGCACACATCCGTAAAACTCGCCCCTAGAGCTATTGACAAACCCCGTAGGGGCATTATAGACTTTGGCTCGCGGCACATTTTCAGCTAGAGGCGATGGTGGGGTATAGCTGTGCCCAATGCGGCGAGCCCATCCTGGTGCCGGACCAGCGCGAGGCCCGGTTGGAGTTCATCGCGAGCTGTCCGCTGGACTGCCGCTACCGGGAGCTGTGCCAGTACCGCACGCTCCGACGGCTCTGCCCTTCCTGTCGCGTGGCCCCGTATCGCTATGACTGGCTGAAGGAGGAGTTCCAATCCATGCCTATTCGTAAACAGCCCTCCCGGTGGCGCAAGATGCGCAAAGACGTGCGGCGTGACGTGCTGGACCTCGGGCCCGAGGCCACCTTCGCCAAATGGCAGGTGCAGGGTATGACGCGCCGAGTGTTCGGCCAGTTGGCGCGCGGGATGCTGAAGACGGTCCCGGCGACCGAGGGACGGGTGGTGTTCTGCCCGCGGTGCCGAAAGGTCCTGATTTCCACTGGCGTGATGTTCAGCCACTGTCGCCGGCAGTTCATCAGCCAGGACCATCTGCTCTTGACCATCCCCATTGCGGTTCAGCTGGACCAAGTGGTGACCCGGTTCTCAAACTTGGTAGAGGAGATGCGAGATGGAAGAAGCCACGACGACGGAGCAGGAGCAGTACGACGACGCGCAGGAGACGTGCAAGCGGTATAGGTGCGTCTGCGGCGCCGACCTGGTAACGGCCTGGGTAGCCAACCGCTGGACCATCCGATGCCGCCGGACGCTTGCCCACAGGGAGTGGCAACCCGTCCCGTCGGAGAGGCAGGCGGCCAGGGTAGCCGGGGCGTCCCTGGCCGTATCGGACCAACCCCTCGCCTTGGTCGGGCTGCCCCCGGTGGAGACCGCCGTTGCGCTGGTGCAATCAAAGTTCGACAAACTCGACCTGCCATCGGCTCGCCTGTTCGTCCGCCAGTGCTTTGAGACGGGGCTAAACCCCCTGTATGGCGAGGCCGTCCCGCTGGTGTTCACTTCCACGAAGACGGGAAAGAAGATGGTCACCTTCTTCCCGACGCGCGACGGGTGGGCCATACTGGCCGCCCGGGAGGAGCAGGCACGCTACGCAGGTCCGCCTGCTCTGCGCCGCGTGATGAAGACCGAGGAGCGCACAGAGCTGGGCTTTGAGGAGCGGGACTTCGTCGTGCAGGCGCGAGGGCGGACTGCCGACGGCACCGAGTTCTCATTCACCTCCGCGCTGCTCTGGACAGAGCACGAAGCGGCGCTGAGCGGTAACGAGTTCGAGAGAAAGCTGCCGAAGGCCAAGGACCCGTGGCGGATGGCTGAGGCGCGAGCCGAACGCCTCTGGTACAAGCACGTCTTCCCATTCGCGGTTGCCAAGGCGCGGGGCAAGCAGCTTATGAGCGACGCCCTTCAGGTCGAGGTCCAGGAGCTCGATGCGGTCATCGAGGCGGAATACTCCGTGGACGGCGTGAGCGGCGCGAGGCAACCGAAGGGGAAGCCTAACCCCCCCCAGTCTGAAGCGCCCCCGACCGGCCAAGAGGCCCCGCCCGGCACGAAGGCTACCACTCCCCTTCTCCAGCCCGCGACGGAAGAGGAGAAGGCGGACCTCACCAAGCGCGCTTTGGCGAAGCTCCAATGGGACCTGGCAAAGTGCATTGACATGGCGGCGGAAAGGAAGATCGTGTGGGCGAGAATGACGGTCGGGCAGCTAAAGGCGCTCTCCATGTCGTGGGGCCTGGCCGACAGTACCTCCACCTAGAGCTGCGGCCCAAGGCGAAGGAGCGGCCCCGCGTCACGCGTTCCGGCAGCCACACCTACACGCCGAAGGCAACGCTAGCGGCCCAGGCCCTCATCCAGGGGGCGTGGCTGGAGTGGCACGGGCGCCACCTGCGCACCGGCCCTCTCGCCTTGGGCTGCATTTTCCAGTATGGGAAGCCCCCCGCCATCGACATCTGGCTCGACGACTCCAGCTTTAACCTCGGCCCCCTCTTGGCCGACATGCTGCGGCATCTCACCGCTCTGGGGCTACACGGCTCTGTGGACTTCGTCGAGGGCCTGGCCGATATGGACAACCTGGACAAGTTGGTCAAGGACGCCCTCCAGGGCGTGGCGTTCGAGAACGACGGCCAGGTCACGGCCGAGATTCTACTGAAAGTGAGGGTGACACCATGGAGCCAGAAGAGGTCGCCGCGGCGCTCACGCACACCTACATCCTCGCCATAGCGCATCGCACTGTAGACCCCGCCGACGTGACGTGCGCCAGGGTGCTGGAGGTGTACCGGGAGTACATGCAGAAGCTCGTCCGCCGCTCATCGGACAATTTCCCTGGTCCAATGCCCAGATGCGTCCTCAAGTGGGCTGATGCCGGCTTCGTGCTAGAGTGCGACACCCCCGAAGATAGGGATAGGGCTGCGAAGGCGCTTTTGGAGGGCGAGGTGCTGGTCCGGGTCGCCTCTTGGGCCAAGCCCGACATCACGTAACGGTGACGTACCCGTGACGTTACCGTTACTGTCACAAACGTGTCACACAGGGAGATGTTGATGGCGTGGATTCAAGTGCATCAGAGCCTGCCAACCCACCGCAAAACCCTGGCGGCGGCGGCCATTTTAGGGGTGTCGGGCGTGCAGATGGTCGGGCATCTGGTCACTTTCTGGCTCTGGTGTTTGGATAACGCACCTATGGGCCAGCTAGGCGAAACGCCCAATGCGGTGATTGCCAGCGCGGCCCTCTGGCCCGGGGAGCCAGACGTTTTCGTATCTACTCTTTGCAGCACGCGACTCCTGGACGGAGCGCCGGGCAACTTGGCAATCCATAACTGGCCGCAATATGGCGGCAAGCTGGTCGAGAGCCGGACCCGGGACGCCGCCCGGCAGCGGGCCTTTCGCGAGCGCGCACGGCCACCTGTATCTGATGGAGCGTTACCGTTACGTAACGGGTACGTCACGGGTACGTCACGCGCTAGAGTAGAAGAGAGTAGACTTAGTACTCCTAAGGAGAGTATAGATAAACAACAGTCTGAGGGAGAAGATACTCCGCGCGCGCGGAGTCACGCGCGCATAACGTCGGCAGCGGCATTGTTGGCCCTCTTCTCACCCACTGAGATGATGAACATAAAGACGCGGTTCAACGGCACCGACTTGGAGTGGGAGGCTGCGAAGTGCGTTGAGTGGCACAGCGCGAAGACGAAGGGTGGCCTCCGTAACGGTAAGCTGGGCTTTCGCAATTGGTTGGACCACTGTAAGCAGCGGGAGGTGCGAGATCGAGGAGTCGGAGGAGTCGGAAAACCCTATCAGTTCACGAACGCGGGGGACGCGGGGCCTGACGAGTCTCACGAGACTCCTGCCTCGGATGACGCGGGAGGTAGCGCAGTGTAGCTGCGGTAGCTCTTTCGCGCGCTATCGCGGGTTGCCTGTGCTACGGGAGGTCTGCGAGAAGTGCATCGCTGCGCAGATGCGGCAAAGCAGGCTCGACGCTCTTGCGCGAGTGCGGGAGGGCTTCAGACCGAAGAGCGGGATGCCGTACTTGCTGTGGGGCAAGACGTTCGCCACGTGGAAAGGCAAGTCCGCAGCGGTGACCACCGTGAGGGCGTGGGTTGACGCGTTTCCCCGGACTGCGCGTGGCTATCCATCGCTCTATCTCTTTGGACAGAACGGCGTCGGTAAGACCCACCTGGCCGCCGCGTGCTGCAACGCGCTCATTGACCGGTGGGACGGCGATACCAGCTCGGAGCGGCTGAGTCCCGTTCGGTACATCACGGCGCCGGCACTCTTGGCCCGGGTGCGCGCAACCTACAGGCCGGACTCCGCAGAGACGGAGGACGCCGTATACGAGGATCTCAGCCATGCGCCTCTCCTGGTGGTGGACGACGTGTTCAAGGAGACGGCGGCGGCTGGCCAGGACGACGCGCTCGTCTCCTCCCACACGCAGAGAGTGTACTTCCGCCTGATTGACGAGCGTTATGGGCAGGTCCTGCCCGTCTTACTGGTCAGCAACACGCCATTGGCGAAGCTGGAGACCCTCCTGGGCCGGGCGACCGCGTCCCGCATAGCCGAAATGACGCAGCACCGGTTTGTCCAGGTGGCGGGGCCTGACCACCGGCGGGGGCGTGATGTACACTGACCGTCTACCACCGCACTCTATCGACGCCGAGGAGGCCGTCCTCGGCTCGCTCCTCATAGACAGCGACGCCATCCTCAAGGTGGCCCCTTTCCTGAAGCCGGACGACTTCTACCGCGACAGGAACCGCTACTGCTACGAGGCGTGCATCTCCCTCGCGAATCGCAACGAGGCCCTCAATCAGGTGACTGTGGCCCACGAGCTGGACCTGAAGGGACGACTGGACGAGCTGGGCGGCCCCGCCTACCTGAGCCACCTGGTATCCATCATTCCGACCCCTCTCCACGCGGAGCACTATGGCCGGATCGTCGCGAAGTGCGCCGGCCTGCGCCGGCTTATCCAGGCGGCTGGCGAGATAGTCGGTATAGGCTACGAGGGGGCGCCTACTCTGGACGAGGCGTTCACCAAGGCGGAGGATGTGCTGTTCGCCGTCCGGCCGCCGCGGACCCGGCACGATTTCCGCCCGCTGCGCCAACTGCTGGATGAGTGGCTGGAAGAGCGCGATACGACCGAGGCGTTCTCGAAATCCGTCCCGCTGGCGACGGGCTATGAATCGCTGGACATGCTGCTCGGAGGCCTCCACGCTTCAGACCTGTTCATACTGGCTGGCCGTCCCGGCTTCGGCAAGTCCGCGCTGAGCCTGAACATCGGGAGGTACGTGGCGGGGGCGCAGCGGCCGGTCGCCCTGTTCAGCCTGGAGATGGGGGCGGACCAGTTGACCGTGCGCCTGCTGGCGTCCGAAGCGCGGGTGGACTCGCACAGGCTTCGGCTGGGCTTGCTGACCGAGAAGGAGGAACGGCGGATATTGGACGCCGTGGGGGCCCTCTCGGAGTTGCCCATCTGGATAGACGACTCCCCGCTCCTCACCATCGCGGAGATGCGGAGCAAGGCACGGCGGCTGCACCAGGAGCACCCGCTGGGCCTCATCGTGGTGGACTACCTGCAACTGGTGGACGCGGGCGGCCGCTCTCACGGAGACCGCGTGGGGGAGATGAGCGAGGTGAGCAAGGCGCTCAAGGCGCTGGCCCGCGAGCTGGAGGTGGTGCTAATCGGCGTGTCCCAGTTGTCCAGAGCGGTGGAGGGGCGGCCTGGTCACCGCCCCCAGCTCTCCGACCTGCGGGAGAGCGGCTCGATAGAGCAGGATGCCGATGTGGTCGGCATGCTCTTCATGGAGGACCGCTATTGGACGCAAGAGGAGTGGGACTCGCACTTCCCCGCGAAGCCATACCCGCGAAATATCGCCGAGCTGATAGTGGCCAAGCATCGCCACGGCCCCACCGGGGCGGTGCACCTGTACTTCAACCGGGAGTACACCACTTTCGAGAACCTGCCGGACCAGGAAACTGCGGGCGGCGAGGCGGTCAACAGCGCTACCGGTGAGATAGGACAACCACGCTTGCCGATGCCGGACGCCACGGCAGGCAATGAGTGATAACCGCGCCGGCCGGGAGAGGCTGCTGGCATTGCGAGGGCGTCCCGGTCGAGTGGGTTCAAGCGCCGGCCGGAAGGGTGGGGCTCTGCCTGGAGTGCGTGCTGCGCTGGTTCCCCCAGTGGACCGTCCACGAGTGGGAGATTCGGCACGCGCCGGAGGCGGACCACCTGGGAGTTCGTTTGGCAAGGCATGCGCGTCCAAATGGCGCAAGGAAGGTAGTATGAGAGTAGCTATCGTCAATTCCAGCCGCGTTTACAACCTGGCCGTGGAGAAGATAGCGCAGTACCATCGGCTGTGTGGAGACGAGGTCGCGGTCTCGCGGGGCATCGTAGGGAAGACGGGCGAGCCGCGGCAGCGCAAACACGGCCATCGCCACCCGGGTAGCTATGACCTGTTCGGCCTGGACGCCGAGCGGGCCTACTTCTCCGCCATCTTTACCTGGGACCTGCCCTCCCTGGTGGAGCAGGCCAGTCTGGCGAACGAAAGGGGAGTGGAGGTGGAGGTGGGAGGCCCCGCCGTCACGATTATGCGCGAGTGGGTGATGGACCGCCTCCCGTGGGCCAAGCTGCGCATCGGCCTGGACGACCGCTTTGAGTCGGTCCCGGGGCCGTACAAGTTGACCTTCACGAGTAGGGGCTGTCCGCACACGTGCCCCTGGTGCGTCGTGCCCGAGTTGGAGGGGCAGCCTAACTTGCCGCCGTGGTTCGTGCCGGCGCCCATTGTGGGAGACAACAACATTCTCGCCACTCCTTGGGAACACCAGGTCCGGGCGGTCGAGACACTTTCCCAAGGGGCGACCATCGCGGGCGTTTCCTACCCGCCACCTAGGCGCGTGGATATCAACAGCGGCTTCGACGCGCGGTTCTTTGCGGCCCGTCCCAACGAGGTGTATCAGCTCTACTCGCAGCTACCCCTGCTGTTCTGGCGCTTGGCGTTCGACTCCATGCCGGTGGAGCGGGAAGTGGAGGAGAGCATCCGGTTTCTCCGCGCTGCCTCGCCCCAGATTACCCACCGGCAGGTCATCGTGTACGTCCTGTACGGGTTCAACGATATGCCCGAAGAGGCGCTGTACCGGGCGCAGAAGGTGATTGAGTGGGGCGCTAGCCCGTACCTGATGCGATTTTTGCCCCTTAACAGGCCCGACCGGACGTTCGTGAACGTGGCGCGGGGGTGGACCGCGGAGCTGCTGCTGCGGTTCCAACTCTATTTTAATTCTCCGCATGTGTGGCGGAGCACCAGGTGGGAGGAGTTCAGCGTAGCAAAGCACGCAGAGATGAAAAGGGAGGTGCAATCCTTTGCCTCCACTCCGCTCATGGAATCTGATTAGATGGCGCGAGATAGCGCGGGTTCAGTGGAGCGCGGTGCGAGCCGACGCGGAGGCGCAACTCGCCTCCCTGCCTGAGATGGACTGGCGCCACCATGCGCAACAGGTGCGGCTGGACTACGCCCTGGCCCTGCTGGCCGAGCTGGCGCCGTGTCCACATGGTTGGAAGAACGTGGCGGATATAGGTGACGTAGTGCTCCAGGAGTGTCTTTTCTGCGGCGAAGCCCGCGCGGTCAACCCGCAGACGGGAGAGGTGGCAGCCGTCGAGAGGGAAGGAGGTGTTGCATAGCTAAGTACGCGGAGGGTACAGAAGTCCCCATTGGGCGCTCGCGCGACGAGATAGAACGCACCCTGACCCGTTTCGGCGCGACCGCGCAGGCGTGGATGCGGGACGACGAGAAGGGGGTGGTGACGGTGGCGTTCAAGCGAGGCGGCCGTACCTACCGCTTCACCATCCCACCCCCCCCGCCTCTGTCCGAGTTCATGGAGACTCCAACCAAGCGCTGGACCCGCACAGAGGCACAGGCCGCGGCAGCCCGGGATGCGGAGGTGCGCCGCCGATTCAGGAGCCTGGCCAACTACGTCAAGGCGGTGCTGGACGCAGTCGAGACCGGCATCATCAAGGCCGACGAGGCGCTGTTGCCGTACCTCCTCCTGCCCGAGGGGGACACGGTGTACCAGAGGGCGAGCCGCCAGCTCGAGAAAGGCGTAGAGGTGAGCCTGGCGCGGGCCCTCATGGCAGGGGAGAGGTGGATACCCGAGTTCCCGAACGAGGTCAACTCCAACCCCGTGGTGGCCATCGACCTGCACATGCGGGACGGCGTAGTTCTCCGGTTCCTGATGCCCGACGTCCAGCAGTCGCGGGTGATGGTGGCCATCGGCAAGCTCCTGGCCGACCTGGACGTGCCCCTGGACATCGACCTGCCCACCCTCCCACCCTCTCTCCGTCCCGTGTCGCCGGACGTATCGTGACGCAGGTTAGAACCGAGGCTGATAGGGCGCGCGAGTACGCCGGCTTCAGCCCTGGGGTATGGGTCCGGCAGCCCGAGGCCATCAGGCAGGAGTGCATCCGGCGCTACCGGGCGCACCAGGCGGAGGTGGCCCGGAGGGCCGCGTTGACGCCAGACCAGAGGGCGCGGGAGGACGCGGGCGCCATGGAGCGAGTGGAGGTGTTGTATGGCAACGGAGCGAAAGGGAGGTGCATGGTGAGCATCAAGCAGGGTGATACGGTGCGACTCAACAAGGGCACCCTACCCATCCAGCTATCTGATATCTTCGGGGAGCAGACCTTCACGCTCGTCGGCACGGTTCGGACGGTGGTGGACAACATAGTGGCCGTGGAGTGGCCGCGCCCCTTCGACCAGGCGACGTACCTGGAGGCCGAACACCTGACGCTGGCAGAGAAGTGCCGGTAATCTGTCAGGGACCCGACTGGAAGCCGCGTCGCTCTAGCAAGGAGCCGGGGACGTGTGGGGCGTGCGGCAAGCCGCTAGAGGGGCGCAACCTGTGGTTCTGCCCGTCTGCGCCCGGGACCTACTACGACGTGGGGAAGAGTTGCAGGGCCAACTACGCTGCCAACCACTTCTGGAGCGAATCAACCGCGCGAGGGGGATTCATGCCAAGCATTGACGCGTCCGGCTGGCCGAGCTTCAAGGTGAAATTCGTCTGTAGGATTAAGGGCTGCAAAAATAAGAAGCGTAACGGACGTTGCGGCCTCTCCGCTCATCACATAGTCGATGGTCGGTGTCAGGAGTTCGCGGAGAAGGCCAAGCACTGACCTTGCGTTATCTTGACCTTTAAGTATAATTAAAGCCAGGAGGGACTGATGGCTCTTGATATACGGGCTGAACACATAGAGCGCCTAGCGAAAGCAGAGGCCGCCTATCAGTTAGCGCATAGCGCGTGGCGGGCGGCGGACTGGGACCTGGGGGAGACAGGGGAGACATTCGAGGCGATGAATAAGGCGTGCGAGGCCCGCGATGACGCTCAATTGAACTTGGACAAGCTAGAGAATCCAGAGTTATTTGCATGAAGCCCGACCTGGCCCGGTTTACCCAGTGGATGCGCTTCCCACCCGACGTGGACATGCTCGGGAGGACGGTTCGTGCCAAGGGCGAGGGGACGATCAAGCAGTACCTCTACACCGCCGGGCGCTATGCGGAGTTTCTCGCAGGCCGAGACATGAGCACGGAAACGACCCGCGAGTGGATAGACGGGCTTACTGGAAATAGCGCCAGGAGCAAGGCGCACCACATCGAGGCGCTGAAGGCCCTCTTCTTCGCCCATGACATGCGGCTCGGTCTGGGCAAGCCCAAGTTTACCGAGAGCCTGCCGCGGGTGCTGAGTGAGGACGAGCTGACGCGGCTCATCGCGGATGCCAGGGAGCGGACCCGCAGCACGGACATAGGCGCCTACGGGCTGGAGCGAGCCGCCTGGCGCTACGTCCTCGTGATGGTCTTCTTCGGCTCTGGGGTGCGGAAGGACGAGGGGCGCAAACTCCGGGTGGAGGATGTGGTCCGAGATGGCAACGAGGGGACGATTCACGTGCGTGAGGGCAAGGGTGGCGATGACAGGTACATCGCGGTCGAGGGGGAAGTGGTTGATGCGGTAGATGACTGGCTGGCGATCCGCCGCATCAAGTCCCCCTGGATATTCGCCGGCCGCGATGCCTCCAAGCCCGCGAGCCGTCATCCCATCGAGGTGGGCCTCACCCAGGCGTGCCGGTACGTGGGTATCCGGGACTTCCACGTCCACATGGCGCGCCACTCGTATGCGACCGCCCTGGCGAGGGGCGACGCCGACGCCGAGGCCATCCGGGTCCAGCTAGGCCACAAGTCCGTGACCACGACGCAGAAGTACCTGCACCTAACGCTGTCGGAGCGTCGGGGGCACCTCCCGTCGGTAGTGGGGACCACGCGCCCGAAGCAGCTTAAGGAGAAGTAAATGACCCACTTGGTGACCGTCTATTATCGCAACCGCTGTGGCGCTTGTGACGCTCTGTGCCACCTTGGGGAGCTTCAAGGGGCTTGGGGATGAGGACCTGATTACCGATGCCGCAGAGCGCAAAGCCCTCGGTTTGCCCAGGAAGGCGGACTAGATGGAAAAGCTGCCGAGCGAACAACAGGCCCTTCGGGACGCTGGGTTCAGGCCAGTCGTGCGGGATGGAGTGCGGGGCTTGGAGCACGAGAAGCAGGCCGTGTTCATTCCTGCGCGCCAACCGGAAGCCCACGAGCAAGCTACTCTCGTCTGCACTCGCACCAGCTCACCGGCCTACGTTGCGGGCATGCAGGTGGTGGGGGTATGTGGGCGCTGCGGGGAGAGCGTCAAGGCGGCCCCGTCGGGCCAGGCGCAGTTGGCCCAGACCCCGTTGCTGCTGCTATGCCTGGAATGCTGGCTGAACGAGGTGAAAGTATGAGCGGCGTCTTCGTGTCCGATGGCCACGGCCTCCTGACGGTGCGTTGCACCTCGCAGGCTCCTATTGGGGAGGAGAAGGACCAGAACGGCATCTGCGAGACGTGCCCATGGCACCATGACGAGAGGCGCGCGCGGATGCCTCTCTACTGTGACATGCCCGGCAATCAACCGATCCCTGAGAGGAGAGATGTGGAGGAGCCAACAGAACCTACCTGCCCAGCCGCCAAAGAGTATACTTTGACCATCGCACCGGCCTTTGAGAAGTGGATACAGCACTTGGCAGGGTGCTGGGCATGCAAGCAGTGGATGATGTCTAACCTCCCCGCATTTCGCGCGAGCCTGGACGTTCCCGCAGAGGTCATCGAACGCGCGCTGGATGAGCTTGCCGATTCCGAAGGCCAGAGCCCGTAGGCGATGCCAGTTCGCGTCAACGCCAAGGGCCCGGCAGAGTTCGTCCGCGACCACCTGGGCGCGGGGACGGACTACGTGGGGTCATGCTTCAAGGCGTACAAGCTCTACCTGCGCCAGCATGGCTACCGCCGTAACATGCCGGGCCGTGAGAGCTTCTCCCGCCTCTTCTGGCAACTGCGGCTGCTGGGCGCCATCCAACTCGTCCGCGAAGAGCCCATCGGGACCAGCCCCTCCGCGCTGGCGTGGGCTGGCGGCGGCCTCCTGGGCGTGGATGGGCTGAACAAGCCCTCGCCCCGCCGCTTCTATCGAGTGGCCAACGCACAGCACGCGGCGTGGCGCTCGCCGGAGAAGGCCTATCGGGAGGCCCGTGGCCTGGGCCTCATCATCAGGCGGAAGGAGCCGAAGCCCCCGAAGCCTCCAAAGAGAGAGAGGGTAATCAAGCCGTTGGAGGAGGGACTGCGAGAGCTGCGGGAGAAGCGCGATGCGGAGCGCAAGGCGGCTGCACCAGCTCCTATCGCGCCAGAGGAACCAGTACCCCCCCCGAAAGTGGTAGCACCCCCCAAGCGGAGGGGTAGGCCCCCCAAGGCCAAGCCCATCGAGGTCAAGGCTGAGGAACAGGTGCCGAAGGCGAAGCGCGGGAGGCCTGCTCTCCGTCCCGTTACGACTTACGCACCCGGTAGCCCCGAGGCCCTCAAGATGGAGGAGCAGCGCAAGGCGGCAGCCGCGGCCAAGGCTGTGCCGGCTGCACCTGGCAGGATGACGTTTGAGCCGATGAGTCCCCTTGCCGCCCAGCCTGGCCCCAAGAGCGTCTCGGTACTCATTAGCCATCTGACCGGGCTGCGCACCCTCCCGCCCAACACCCCGGGACTGGCAGACGAGGTGGCAAAGGTCGCCCTGGGAATGAGGGCCTGGGTGGACCGCCTGGACACCATATCGGAGTACCTGAAGAAAGAGGCTGACCCCGAGAAAGCTGACCAGCTGCCCAAGCTCCAGTACATGAGCGACATCTCCCTGAAAGCCGCGGACGCGCTCGAAGGACGCGACCTGGCTGCGGCGATTTACGCGCTGGACGAGATGTACCCGACGCCGGACATCCTGGAGCGGCAGGCGAACGAGTTCCTGCCGGAGATTCTCCTGTTCATGGCCACGCCCGACAGCGTGGTCCGAGACGTCCGCCGGCGCGGGGCCGAAGAAGAACCGCTTCGCCAGGTGGGTCGCGGCGAGGTGCTGCGTAAGCTGGAGGACCTTGAGGAGCGTCTGCGCTTGCACTATGACCGCGTGCTGGACGCGATAGGCATGCGCAGCAATGCGCCCAACCTGCGCCGCCTGGAGAAGTTGGCGAAGGCGCTGGAAGACACGGAGGCGGCCCTGCCGGAGGTCGTGAACGCGCTTCAGGCGGGCGACCCCGAGCGGTATCGCCGGGCCCTCCAGGCCCTAAGCCAATGTTGCAGGTGGTGAGGAGTGAAATGATAGAGTTAAGCGTGGAAGCTGTGGACCGATCATTCAAGCGGCTGGAGGCCCGCAACAAGCGGCTGGAGGCCTGCAACGCCTCCCTGCTGGCCGCGCTGGAGGAGGCTGTCTATCGCATGTCGTTTGACTCTGATGCGCTCGGTAGGACGAGCACACGCGAATTGACTCAGGCCCGCGCCGCGATAGCCAAGGCCAAGGGCCAGGTGGTGGCGAGGAGAGCAGAAGATGGCTAGGAAGCGCAAGACCCTGGAGGAGGCGGCCCAAGAGCGCCTGGAGGCCGAGAGGGAGCTGGCCGAGCGGAATGAGCGGTGGGACCGGTTGATGGAGGACCAGCGGCGCGCAAAGGCGTTGAGAGACGGCCCTGCCCCCGACGCTAATCGCAACTAGCGCATCTGGTATAATGGCCCCAGGAGGCGCCGTGACGAAGCACATCGAAGTAGGCGGAACAACTTTCGTAGGTGGGGACCTTACGAGTCAAGAGAAAGCCCTCGTGCTTGGGCAAGTGGACAGCATCTTTGAAAGGGCATCGCCAGACCTAAAGGTAGCTATTGAAGCGAGCAAGCAGTCCATCCTTGACGCGGTTGCCGTAGTGAAACACCTCCATGCCTAGCATCACGTGTCTGGCCCCACTCGTTCGGGACATCCTCCTGGAAGCCCTCGAGGAGAATGACGCGCCCTCCCGCGTGCTGACGAAGCTGCGCACCGTCCCCGATTGCCCTAGTGAGGAGCTGGTGGGCTTTGGCCGGGCCAAAGGGGTGAAAGGCGTCGCCAGGAAGCCGAACGCGCGGGCCCAGTGGATAGGGGCGTGCATCAAAACGGAGTACGCGCGGCAGAAGCAGCCGGTGCCCCAGCTGATGCGCGAGTGCTCCGCCCGGTGGCGGCAGCAGAAAGCACCCTCATGAAGGAAACTAGAGTGAGAGGAGTTCCATGGACATCTCGATAGCTGTCAACAATCTAATCCAGAGCTACCCGTTCGTGGCCCTGACCGTTCTCCTCTTGGCCAACGTGGTCCTGGGTGCCCTGAACGCCCTCCGACCCGATCCGGACGGCGTGCGTAGGTTCACAGCCCTGGAGCTCACGGACATCTGCAAGAAGGTGGTGCCATTCATCGGCACCTACTTCGCCCTGGGCACCGGTGGGGAGGTATTGCAGAATGGCTATGGCGAGCTGTTGAAGGCCGTGGGAGCTGTTCTACCTGGTATCGCCTTCGCTCTAGGCACCCTGAAGAACGCTCTGGGTCTGGTAAACATCCAGGTTCCGTCTTGGCTTGTGTGGCTCTACCCACAGAAAGTCGCAGTGCGCGGCCCGAATATGGGGTAGGTAGCCGCACCCCTCTTGACAAGCCCCTGGCCTGCGAGTATGCTTGACCTTGCCTGGTTAGTCTGCCTTGCCAGGCCACATCTCCTTGTACCGCTCCTCTTGCCACGGGGGGGCGGTACTGTTTTTAGTCACCAGCGACAGGCTTTATGAACAGTTAAAGGCTTGACAAAGCCCTCTCATCTAATGTAGAGTGGGGCTGAGGCCAGACGTGGGGCTGAGGCCTGACGCGATGCGGGGGCATGGTGCACTGGGGTCTCATAAGCCTCTGGGCTTGGTTCGATTCCAGGCCCCGCTACCAAGTGAGCTGCCGAACAGTCGCCGTCCAAGACGGCGTTCGGAGAAGGAGATGGAGATATGCGTAGGGCACTCTCATGGGTCTGGGAAGCGCTGGTACGTGGCGAACAGTTGAAAGGGCTTTCCTGGGGGCCTTGGTTCCTGGTGCAGCCATGACGGACCCGAAGGATGCAGCCTGTCCCCGCTGTGGAGCGGAAGCAGGTCAACCCTGTAAGACCAAGACGGGGGCGGTGGTCAACTCGCGAGGGAACGTGCATCCGGCGCGGCTCCCTTTGCCGAGCACCATTCTCACCCTCCTGAACACCAAGCTGGTGGACGTGTTGGAGTTCCGGCCGGCCGCCCGGGCTGGCCGGAAGGACATCCCGTGGTTGCTCCGTCGGGCCGCAGACGTGCTGGAGAGCGACGACCGGCCCATCGAGGGGATAGAGCTCACCCTGGAGGCGGCGCCGGACGGCACCTGGGTGCTCGTGGCCCAGGTGGTGCATCCGCAGTAGAGGGCGAAGGGGGAGGAAGGGCCAGGTCGGGGCAGGCTGGCGAACGGCTGGGAACGGAGAGGCTGGCGGTAGGAAAGGGGACGTGCGGCTTGGGGAGGTAGGCGGACGGAAAGGCGCGGCTCGGCTCTGGTAGGCGATAGGGTGGGGGCTAGAACAGGACAGGCTGGCGGAAGGTCAGGGAAGGGCGGAACCGGGTCGGCTAGGCTGGCGGTAGGAATGGGCCGGAATGGGGAGGCTGGCGGGAGGGCAGAACCGGACTGGGTTGGCCAGGCTGGCGGTAGGTTTGGGGAGGGCGGGCCAGGAGGCGAACGGGCGAAGACAGGCACGGATGTGGTAAACTATCGGTGAAAGGAGGAGCCATGCTGCTACGGTTACTCATGTTCCTGGTGTCCTTCCTGGTCCTGGTGGTGGCCCTGGTGGTCCAGCTGGTGGGGAGCATCGTCGCCACCTTCCTGACCGCCTCGCGGCCGGCTGTCCGCATTCTCACGATGCCCCTGCGGGTGCTCAAACATCCACCCGCGATGTCCCTGGTGGCCTTCAGTTGGTTGATGAGAAGCGCCGCCCTGGTCCTGGTTACAACCACCAGGGCCACTTCCGGCGCATGCACACGACTGGTTAACATCCTCGTTGGACGACCTGCTGCGAGCGCCAACCATATTGACGTGAAGGGTCTAGCCCGGCATCACCTGGCGCTGCGGGAGACCGGCCTACGTGGACGACAGCTGCGCGTTCTGCTCACACGGCTGTGGGACTTGCCCAGCGTGGGCGTGACCTCCGCGGGCTAATCAGCCGCCTAAACCGGCTTACGCCCCTGACTTCCAAGGCCAGGGCGTCTGCCGTTCCGCCACAGCGTGCATTCATCACAGGCTGGATAACCAGTACCGAGCAATGCACGGGACAGAGGGCGACCCACCAGGGCCGCCCTCTTGTGTTGCCTCTAGGGAAACGTAGCTGCGCGGAGGAGGGCTCGCCACTGGAGACCACGCCGCACCCGCCGGTGGTGCGCATCGCCTGATCACACCGCCACCACTCGCCAGATACAGGCCAGATATAACAGCCGCCCGAAGCGCCAGCCCCACGTAGCCCTATCTACTAGCATATAAATCAACGTTGAGTATGCGAGTGACCTAACTCTAGTTAAAGCCTTGACATAGAGCCTGGACTAGGGTATATTGTATCTGCGCAAGGCAAATCTAAGCGCCAGGTGAATCGAATCCGAAACCGACCACAACCGAATAGGCAACGGTCTACCCTGAGGTACTGGCCGCAAGGCCAAAAGACTCACCGTAGGCCAGAAAGCCAAATGGCTTCACTCTCTCTAGGCGTGGCATAAGCAAGCCATAGCCTACAGGGGGTGAAACATGACAGAGTTTGCCGGGGTTAGAGTCCAGGGCACAAAGGGCTTAGGACTAGCGCCGTTTTCCGGAATATTCGCCGACGAAGCAGCGGGCCCGACGAAGAGCTTGGTGCAAGCACGGTCCGAGCTCCAGTACATCGTGGCAGAGTTGCAGGGCATCCTGGACGGCGAGTTCGATGGCACAGACGCCGAGTGGGCGAAGTACGACGCTGAGGGCGGCGACGATGCCGTCTTGCAGGTGCTCGTACATCGCCTGGACGCCATCACCTGTCGTATTTAGGTGCGGGGCTTCCGCCCCGCCTAGAGAGAGTGAAGCCAAAGGTTCCCGCTACTGGGCGGCGCCCTCTCCCTCTTCAAGAATCTGAACGGAAGAGAAGGAGATGTGGCATGGCAGAGACAATCCAGGCGACCCCAGTAGTGACAACCCCCGTAGACCCCCTGGCCGACGAGGAGGCCAAGTTGCTGGCCAAGCTGGCCGCACTCCGGGCGGAGCGCGTGGTCAACACGGCCAGGGACATCTTGACGGCGGGCCTCAAGGCCAAGCTCCCGGACGTGGTCAAGGCCGTCACGGACGAGGCCAAGTTCGACCTCCACAAGGCGGGAGTGGGCGTGTGGCTGTACTACGCCAAGGAGACGGGCAGCCCGATGATATGCCTGCTCTCCGTCGGCGACGACGGCCTCCACCCCAAGGCCATGAAAGTCCACAAGGCGACCAACGGCAACGGGACGCCCAAGGCGGCCTCCAACGGCAACGGCAACGGCAACGGCAACGGGAAGCCCGCCGGCGTCGAGTACGACGCCTTCCTGTACGACGGGCGGGGCCCGTTTCCCGTCGGGGCGGACTACAAGACGGCGTACGACGCCGTCTTCGACGCCCTGGCCGTCCCGAAGGCGGAGCGCCCCAACCACAACAGGCCGGAGAGGTGGGCGGGCAAGTGGCAGGCCCGCGTCCTCATCGTGGAGCGCGGGAAGCGCCCCACAGACCAGCAGTTCGCGGAGGCCAAGGCGAAGGTGGCCTCCATCAAGTCCTAGAACCCAGGCGGGAGGGGCGCCGCCCAGTAGCGGGAACCGACTCACTTCCTCCAGGCGCAGCAGAAGCGCAGGAGGAGGAGACATGAACCAGTGCATCCGGGGGAAGGTGGTGCCGTTCTGGAAGCAGCCCATCATCTACAAGGTGGTGGACTGGGCTGCCGACCACTACTACGGCTGGTTCCGGGATGTGGACCGTGCGGAGGCACGGGCCCGGGAAGTCCACGGCCTGGTGGTGTCCCAGACTGTTGGTGCCGGGACGCGCTTCCTGGCGAGCATCCGCCAAGCGGGTGAGTTCGCCAAGGCAGCGGCCAAGATGGATGCCAACGGTGGGAGGTTGGAGTAGGTCGGGGCTTCTGCCCCGCCTGGAGGAAGTGAGGCTCGTCTCACCCGACGGCGGGATAACGCCGAGGAGGTGTGACGTGACCATCGAAGAGACGATGGCCAAGATGGACGCCGCGGGCGCGGAGGCCGGGAAGGAGCTGGCCGAGACGTTCGAGCCGGCGGAGATCCGCAAGGTGGGGGCCTGGCTGGACCGCCACTGGCGGAAGGCGGGGTACAAGCGGCTCGTCGGAGAGCTGCTGGTCCAGGGCGGGTTCCAGTGGAACCCGCGGCCTCCGAAGGGCTAGGTACGGGGGTTCTCCCCCCGTCGGGTGAGACGAGAGTTCGCTCCCTCCGGGTGCGGCAGAAGCCGTAGCCCGATGTGCCTCCCGGGCTGGACGAGATGGTGCCAGGTACTCGGGGCGGCGCGGCGAATGGCCGGCTTCTGCCGCACCCGGAGTGAGCGAAGAAAGGAGATGTGGCAATGGCGAGGTTCTGGCAGGCGCCAGAGCCGCCGGACGTGGCCGCCCAACGTGCGAAGCTGGGGCAGGCGTTGGGGCTGCACAGTACGGTATGCGGATGCTCACCCTGGGGTCACGGTATACGCATGGCGCGACATCCGCCACGGGTTGTTCTTCGGGATGAAGACGATAGTGGAGTAGGCGCGGTTGCGCCTCCCCCAGGAGGGCCGAGACGGCTCCGCCATCTTGGGGGAGATGCAAACGAAAGGAGATGTGCATGACAGCAGGCAAACCCTGTCCCGTGGCAGGCTGCGGGTACGCGGCGCTGTCGCAGGGCGACCTGGACGGGCACACCGCCTACGCTCACCGTGAGCGGAAGCCGACCCCCTCCGGCAACCCTGTGGCCGCGCCTCCAGCTCCGCAGCGGGCCGACAAGCCGGAGTGGCATCCGGCGCTGTACGTCCCGCAACGCGACCCGCACTTTTGGGTTGCGGACGAAACCACCCGCTTGTTCTTCGTCCTGCAAATGCGGACGGAGGCGGGCCATCAGGAGAACGTGCTTCTCCGTGGCCCCAAGGGGACGGGCAAGACGACGCTGCCGCGGATATACGCGGCGGCGTGCAAGCGCCCGTTCTTCTCCATGGACTGCGGAGCCGTCTCGGAGCTCTCCGACTGGTGGGGTGACAAGGAGCTGGAGGGCGGGCGCACCTTCACTGTGAGAGCAGCCCTGGTGGACGCCCTGGAGACAGAGAACTGTGTCGTCCTGCTGGACGAGGCCAACAGGACGCATCCCGAGAACCTGAACGCCCTATTCGGCCTCCTGGACCACAGGCGAGCCGCGTGGGTCCCGCTGCTCCGGCGGGAGGTACGCGTGGCGCGGGGCGTGACGTTCTTCACGACGCTCAACGAGGGGACGGAGTACGCGGGCACCAACCCCGTGGACTCGGCCCTGCGGGACAGGTTCTCCTACACCATCGTGACCACCTGGCCGCCGGAGCTTGAGGAGGCGGCCATCCTGGTGGGCCGAACGGGGGTGGACCAGGATATGGCGGCGAAGTTGGTACGGTTCGCCAACACCGTCCGCCGCACCCCCGCCATCCACTACGCCCTGTCCACCAGGGCCCTCTTGGCCACGTGCCAGTGTCTCCAGGAGGGCATGGCGTTGCAGGAGGCGGCGCTGTTCACTGTCGTCAACGCGGCGCCCGAGGATGTGGACCGAAAACTCCTTCTGCAAGCGCTTCAGATGCACGTCGGGAAGATTGACGAGGCGTGGGTAGTCTCCGTGACGGGCGAAGCCGTCCAGGGGGCGACGCCATGACGCAGCGAAACCTCTCGGACTTCTGGCGCTTTGACAAGTCGGACGACCTGGTGATGGAGATGGTGAGCGTTCTCCAGGGGGCCGACAACCTCATCGGGCTGATGTCGGGCGACATGCAGCGGGAGAAGCTCATGGAGAAGCGGATGCGCGTCCGCTGGTGCCCAGGGGATGTGAGCGCGGTCTCTCCGGAGCGGGAGGTCGTGTTCCTCAACTACCGCCACCTGCGGGGCGTGCCGACGCCCTTCCCGGGCGAGGCGGTGGACAAGGTGATAGGCGACGCGGCCCATGAGGGGGGCCACGTCCTGTGGACGGGCAACACGCCCGACTGGGCGGCGGAGTTGCACCGCCGCTACATGATGCGGGGGAAGAACGGAGGCCGTGGAAAGTTCGCCATCTGGTACGGGCGCAACCGTCAGGGGATGGTGGCGTGGTTCAAGGACTGCGCCAACATCCTGGAGGACGCCTACGTGGACAAGAAGGTGAGCAACCGATGGCCCGTCCTGGGCGCCTATATCCAGCAGGCGAAGGCGAATAACCCCGCGGACCTTCGGGTAGATTGGGATGCCATCGCGGCGAAACCGAAGCCGTCCATGCTGGAGATGCGGAATCTCTGGTGTCACCTGGCGCTGTACGGCGGCGATGTCCCGGCGCAACTCTCCAGGAGTGTGCGGGATGGGCTCGACTTCCTGCTCGACTCCACGCTGCGCGTTCTCAAGCTGGAAAGTGTCGGGCTTCGCCTGGACGTGGCGTTCGAGTGCCTAGTGTACATGGTCAAGGCGTACACGGAGGACGAGCGGGCGCTTCCGAAGAAGCCGCCCGCGCCCCAGGCTCCAGCAGCTGAGTTGGCCGAAGGCGAGGGGGAGGGAGGGCAAGGCGACCCCACTCCTGGTGAGACGGGCCTGCCCGACCTGGAGAAGAAGCCCAAGGCCACCCCAAAGGGTGAGAAGGAGGACGAGGGTGAAAAGCAAGACGGCGAGGACGCCGATGGAGATTCGGACGCTGACGCAGCGGACGGTGCAGGCGATAAGGAGGCTGGACAGGCTCCTGCCACCGATGCCGAGCCCGACGAAGAGGACGAGAACGCCGACCCGGAAGCCGGCCAGGATGGCGAGGGCAAAGGCGGAGACGCAGACGGCGCTGGCGAAAATGGAGAGGATAGTGCGGAGGCTGGCAGCGGCTCCGCCGACGCCGACGGAGAGGGCAAGGCTGGAAAGAAAGACACGGGCGGCGAAGCGGGAGAAGGCGGCGGCAAGGGCGGCGAGGAGGGTGACGGGGAAGATGGGGGTGAGGAAGCCGACGTCACGCCGTCCTTAAAGCTGGCGCCCAAGCAGCCCGACGAGGACAAGGACGAGTACACTCCGGGCGGCACCAACGCGGCCAGCGATACGCTGGAGCACCAGCGGGATATGCAGTCCCAGGTCATCACGGTGGACGACCCGCACCTCCTGGAACTGGTGGAGAAGGCGATGGCCGAGCAGCTGGAACTGCTCACCAAGGAGGTCGCCGACATCCTGGCGCAGAAGCCGGAGGAGGTGGCTACCAGAGCGCGCCGCGCCTCCTATGACGCCCAGGCTCTGGCGGAGATTCGCCTGCGCATCGGACAGCAGGCGGCGAATCTCCGCAGGGTGTTCGAGCAGGAGATGCGGGCTAACTCGCGCTTCCTGCGCGGGCAGCTCAGAGGGCGGCTGGACACCCGCCGCCTGGCCAGGGTGGGAGCGGGCGACTACAACGTGCGGATGCGGCGTGAGGTTATCGGGAAGCCCGACCTGGCCCTGGGCCTCCTGATGGATGTGAGTGGGTCCATGATGGGCTACATGCCCGTAGTGTGGGAGACGGCGGGCCTGTTCGCGGAGGCGCTGGTGGGGCGGCCTGGGATTAACTTCCTGGGTTGCACCTACACCACCGAGTATTCCAATGGGCAAAACGGGACTTGCCTGACGCGCATCGCCGACAGGGGTCTGGGGCGGCTGTGCGTCGGGGATGTGGTGCAGGGTGGTGGCACTCCCTCCGGGCAGGCTATCGCCGCCATGCGGGTGCTGGTGGGGCGGATGCCCGAGCGGGAGAAGGTGATAATCCACTTCACGGATGGCCAGCCCGACCGGGAGGAGCCAGTCCGGCGGGCGGTGGAGGCGTGTCGCCAGGCGGGCATTGGGGTGGTGTGCATCACGGTGCTGGATGGGGGCTGGCGCGGCGCCACCTGGCAGCAGCAGCACCTGGACTTGCAGTACGGGCGCGGAAACTGGGGACTAATCGGCAAGGTGGAGGACCTGCCCAAGGCGGTGGCGGCCCTCCTCAAGAGTCTAGCGTAGGAGGTGTGCGATGGAACAGCAAGCGGAGGACCGTGAAAAGGAGGAGGCTTTCGAGAGGGCTTTACGGCTCCTGCTTGAGGACCCGCAGTCACTCGGGATGACACTGGGGGAGTGGACAGCGGAGATGGCGAAGGACGAGACGCCGAAGGAAGGCAGGAGACAGCGAAAGGAGGTGTGAGATGGTACGGCAGGAAACGGTAGAGAGGGAAGCGGAGCAGCGGGGCCTGATGGCTCCCGCCGAGGCGGTCGAGACGCTCTCGACGTGGCGGCAGTCCGTGGGGCGGTGGGACCTGCCCAAGGCGGTGGAGGAGGCGGTGGAAGTGCTGACCGCCTTCAACGTCCACCAGTGCGGCGAGACGTGCCCGTGCTGGCGGGAGGGCTTCGAGGCGGGCAAAGAGCACGCGCGGGACACGGTGGGCGACTGGTACGAGCCAAGGCCGTTCGGAAGATAGAACCGACGAAAGAAGGAGAGTGACATGAGCAGACCATTGTGGAAAGGCACGGTCAGTTTTGGCCTTGTCAACATCCCCGTGGCGCTCTATGGAGCGACGGACGAGCTGAAGGTCAGCTTCCGCACGCTCCACAAGGGGTGCGCTGCGCCCATCGCGCAGCAGCACACCTGCACCGCCTGTAAGCAGGTGGTGGAGAGGGCGGATGAGGTCAAGGGGTATGAGGTCGAGGAAGGCCGCTTCGTCGTCATGGAAGAGGCGGACTTCGCGGGCCTCCCCGTAGCGTCCCAGACGAGCATCAAGGTGGTGGGCTTCGTGGACTCATTCCAGGTGGACCCGCGCCAGCTCGATGAGCCGTACTTCATGGGCATCGGGCAGACCAAGCGGGGGAAGGTGAACGTCGTGGACCAGGGAGCGGCCAAGGGGTTTGCCCTCCTGCACGCCGCGATGCAGAAGCTGGACAAGCTGGCGGTGGCCAAGGTGACGATGCGCCAGCGGGAGAAGCTGGTGGTGTTCCGTCCCTATGGCGACGTGATGCTTCTCCAGACGTTGCGATGGCCCGACGAGCTTCGGTCGGCGGAGGCGCCTGCTCTGCCGGAGGTCTCGGACAAGGAGTTGGCGCTGGCCGAGTCGCTGGTGAACGCCATCGGCGGGTGTGACCTGACTAAGTTCAGCGACGAGTACCGGGAGGCGCTGGAGAAGGTCATCCAGGCAAAGGCGGCGGGCCAGCCCGTCGTGAGCGCGGTGCCGACGGAGGCCGAGGCCACGGTGGACGTGATGGGCGGCCTGGAGGCCAGCCTGGCGGCGCTGCGAGGAGCGGTATGAAAACAATCTGGAAGTACGCATTGTTGGTCGCGGACCGCCAAGAGCTTCAGATGCCCACTGGCGCTAACTTCCTGGCTGTCCAGGTTCAACGGGAGGAGATATGCCTGTGGGCCCTCGTTGACACTGACAACCCATTGGTAGGGCGCCGCATTCACACTTATGGGACAGGGCAGGGGCTGGGTGAGCTTGGCACCTACATCGGCACCTATCAGCTACGGGGTGGGGGGCTGGTGTTCCATGTCTTTGAGGAACGACGCAGCGGTCTTGGCGGAGATCCGGCTGCATGAGCGAGGAGCGGCGCATCGGGATGAGAAAGGTGGGCCCGTGGGTCTATTGTGGCCACGGGCCGGAGGGTCTCTTGTGGGCGGCGCCCTCGGACATCGGGAACCTCGTCATCCTCCGATGGGTAAAACTGGGCTGGTGGCCGCTCATCCGGGTTCACGAGACTTGGGTGGAGCGGGACAGGCTCCTGAATGCCATTGAGAAGGGGGTGCTCAAGTGAAGCTGGAACCGATGCTGGCAGAGCCTGGGGTCAAGCCCCGTGTGGACCCGTCGCTCCTGCACGAGGTCAAGTACGACGGCGTGCGCACGCTCTTCGTCGTGGAGGACGGGCACGTCACCTTCTGGTCCAGGGGAGGGCACGACATCACCGCAGCGTTCCCCGAGCTGGCGGAGGTGCCGTCCCACCTCAAGATGCAGAACGGCGTTGGGGATGGGGAGATAGTAGTGGGCAACGGGACGATGGCCGACTTCAACGCCATCTCGCGTCGCGTCCACGTGCAGGACCCCTTGAAGATTCGACTGCGCTCGCGGGAGACGCCGACTAACCTCCGGGTGTTCGACCTGCCCGTGTATGAGCGGGATGACCTCACGGTGAATGGCGTGCGGCTGTCGCTAATGCAGCGCCGCGAGTTGCTTGCGGCAACCATCCGGGGTGGTCTGCCGAATGGCGTGGTGTGCATGGGCGACGCTGGGGAGTTCGGCGACGGCGCGGCGTTCTTCCGCTCCTGCCTGGAGCAGGGCTACGAGGGCATGATGGTGAAGAGCAAGGCGGGCCTCTACTACCCCGGGAAGCGACACCCTGACTGGGGCAAGAGCAAGCTGGAGCAGACAGCCGACTTCCAGGTGGTGGGCTACACCTGGGGTGAGGGATGGAGGGGAGAGCGCCAACTCTTCGGTGCGCTGGTGCTGTCCACAGGCACACCAGGCAATCTCCAGTATTGCGGCGAGGTGGGTGGCGGCTTTACCAATGAGGAGCTGGAGACCATCGGGGCCCACCTGCGCACGATTGCCGTCTCGCAATGCCCGATGGTCAAGCTGGAAAAGGTAGAGGGGCTGTGCTCGTGGGTCGCGCCAGGGCTGGTGGTCGAGGTTAAGTTCATGGACTGGACGAGTGACCGGAAGCTCCGCTTTCCAAGATTCAAGGCAGTCCGGAGGATGCGATGAGGAGCTATATGTCGGGGTCCCAGGCGATTAAAGAGGGACTCATCACGGAGGCACAGTGGCAGGAGGCCATAGCCCATCCCTGGACGTGGGTTGTGCTGGAGAACGGCACCCGCGTGCGGGAGAGGCCCTGGCAGGGGCTGGAGATAGAGACCCCGGAGGTGCAGCGTGGCTAAAATCTACACCACGGTGGGCACGGCGCTCTCCGAGTCCCGGGCGGGCGTCGTGTACAGCATCAAGCGGGACGAGCGCGGAGACCTGTCATGCGATTGCCGGAGCTGGATAAATAACCAGCGCAAGACGGAGGAGGGGAAGCGGACCTGCAAGCACATCGAGCGGTTCCTCGCTTCCCAGGTGGCCCGCCCGGCCGCCCAAATTGGCGCCGCCATACTTGGCGGGCGCTCCGCGGCCCAGGTGTGGCGAGACGCAGAGGTTGTCGCACCCGCCCGTGAGGAGAAGCCCTCCGGCGGCACGTTCGACCTGGAAGCGGCGCTGGCAAAGCTGCGCCAAGAGAGGGGGTAGAGCATGGAGAAGGTCGTGGTTAAGGGGCAGGGGCTGGTGCCCCTGGTGAAGCGCCTGCGGGTCAAGGCCGTCCCCTATACGGTGGGGGTTGAGGAGTACGACACGTCCGGACTCCATGACACCTACGACGTGGTGGCCCTGGGGATGTACCGCTGGCAAGACGGCAGCTCCGTGGCCGTGGCGTGGCTGGCGATACCCGGCGAGCCTATGCGAATGGTCGCCCTGGATAGGCTCATCGTGGTGGAGATGGAAAGTGGCCTTTAGACGCCCTCCGCAGGACAGTCCAGAGGCGATGGCCGCGACGGTCATGGACCCGCTGGTCCTGCCGTCGCCCCAGTGGGCCGACACGCTCCCCGACTGGATGCCGGCGGCAGTGGTGGAGGCGCGGGCGCGCTCGCTGGAGAAGCCCACGTTCTCCGTGGGCGGTGTGTGGGAGCCAGACCTGGCCACGGAAGAGGAGGTGATGGCGTACCTCTACTGTCTCTCGCTGGAGATGCCCTTGAGAAGTGAGTGGACTCGCGTGTATCTCTACGTGGCGGGGCGCGTGATAGGACGCCAGTACCAGGAGGCGAAACTGCCGGACGACATTCGGGTGGACTCGCTGGGGCCTGACGAAGCGAGGCTGCTCGATGACCTCCGGCGCAAGATTTGGCACACCCGCGAGAAGCGGAGACCGAAGAAGGGTAGGAACATATGAACTATGATATGAACTATGAGCAACTGCCGGAGCACATCCGGCACGGCTTCCAGGCGTACATCGAGGAGCACCGCGAGCCCGGAGACTTCGTAATGGCCTGCCTGGAGAACAATCTATGCGAAGCCTGCGGGCGCGCCGATGAGACCAACAGGGAGCGCATGTTTGACATCGTGAGTTTCCTATACAACGAGGCGCCTGCTGAGTGTTGGGGTTCGTCCGCAAAGGTTGAAGCCTGGCTGGCGGAAAGAGTGCGCGATGAAACTCCAAGCTAAGTTCACGTCCCGGCGGGCGGCTGCCGCCACGGTGCGGAAGCTCCTGGCTGACCTGAACGGCGAGGTGGACGTGGCGGTATATGCGGACAGTGTCCGCGTCGTGTACCAGGACGTACAGGTAGGCTGGCGAGAGTATGCCTGGGCCATCTGCCTTGAGGAGGCGAAGGTGTATCCCGGCAAGGTGGTGCGGGTGGAGGGTGTGGTATCGCCCGACTGGGTGGAGGTCTATCGCGGCCGGGAGGGCGCGAAGCGGTTCCGCGGCTACTCCTTCCGCAGAGGAGGTTGAAGATGGCTGAATTGAAGCCGACCGTCATGGCGCTTCAGTGTCCAGTCTGCGAGCACAAGTGGCCTGTGACAATTGAGTTGCCCATGGTGGTGGACGCCTTCGTCATGCACTTGAGGGGCGCCTGCATCTGCCCCCAGTGTGGTAACGCCTCCAGAAGCTACTCGAAGTCTATCAAGCTGCTCACCGGAAAGCTATTCCACCAAGCCTTGGTGGAATTCAGGGCAGCAGGGCGAGTACCCCAGGATGCCAATGGTGGGGGAATGTCCGAGGGGGAAGACACATGCTGACCTGCGAGTCGTGCGGGGGTAAGACGGCGATGTCGGAAGTGCCGAAGGATTTGGGATAGGCAGCGGAGATCAGTTTCTGAAGGAGGTGAGGCTGGACATTAGCTTGCGGGTCCCCATGCAATGGATGAAGAATGCCTGAAAGAAGGAGATGGGAGAGATGTCAGACACCAAACGGTTGTTCGTAATCAGCGGCAAGGAGTACCCGGACCCCGATGCGGCACTGACCGTCGAGGACGTGAAGAGCCATTACGCCGCCTTCTTCCCGGAGCTCGCGACGGCGACGGCCAAGGAGGAGGTGCGGCCCGACGGCGTCACGGTCGTGACGTTTGCGAGACAGGTAGGCACCAAGGGCGCGCTGGCGCCAGTGGTGCCGGCCACGTATCTGCCAGGCCGGCACGTATCTGCGGACCTCTCGGACTACAACCCCGGCGACGAAGGCACGCGGAGGTGCTTGAAGTGCCTGGCCACGCAGGACTTCCGGGTCGGGCCCTATGGAGGCTTGCACCTCGGCCTTTGGAAGAGGGAGGGCAAGCCCGCTCCCAGGTGCCCGAAGGCGGCGAAGGGCGGCAGGTCCTGATGCCGATGTTCGTCCAGTGGGGCACTTGATGGAGATGCGTGGTCTTGTAGAGCGGCTCGCCACCGTGCCGGAGGTGCGGCTGCGTATCATCCTGCTGGCCCATGCAGTCTGGCATGATGGCGAGCTGGACGAGAAGGCGCTGGACAAGATGCAAGCCGACTTCAACCTGGCCGTCGCGGAGCTGGAGGAGTACACACGCGGCACCGCGGTCACGGTCGCCCATCTGCGAGACCTCCTGTGAGGCTGGCGGAACTGGCCGGCAAGCTGCGGATGGGGCCGCAGTCGCTACACGGTCTGCGTCGCGCACTGGAGAATGCGGAGGTCGTGTCGGACTTCCGCCGGCTGGTGCACGACTTCACGCCCCAGGCGGAGGCCCGCATACTGGCGGGAGACGAGCAGGAGCAGGTGCAGGCGTTCCTGCGGGAGTTTGGCCGGCAGACGGGCATCCCACTGAACGACGACATCGAGGAGATTGAGCAGCTGCTCTTCTGTATGCCCATCATAGTGCGCGGCTGGTCCTGGGATGACTACATGGAGTGGTCCCACCACGACGTGCCGGACCAGGTGCTGCTCGCGCTGGTCCAGAGCCCCTTTATGGACGAGGACAATGCCGCGCTGGTAGAGAACCTGGCCCGGCTGGTGCGGGGTGAGGCGTATGAGGCGTGGCGTCTGGCAACCCCAACCGGGTGGGAGCCGGCGGAGTTGCATGAGCGGCTGGATGGCACCAGGTGGGAAGGGGTGGCGCGCTTCGCCGATTGGCTCTGGAGGGAGACGCAGACGGTCTATCTGGACATGAACTACGAGGAGATGAATAACGACCTGGAGTGGAGTCAGGCGAACGTGCGGTGGCTGCGGGAGCAGGCCGTGACGGCGGGCCAGATAGAGGACCGGATTGCCGAGGTGTACCACCTCATCGAGCAGAACCCGACGGAGGCGGTGCTGGATATGGTGCGGCTGATGGGTCCGCGACCCGGTCCGCAACTGCCGCTACCGTTGCTGGAGGTGTTCCGTGACGAACAAGAGAGCTAAAGGCGTCTGCCCCACTTGTGGACGTGATGTGGCTTTGCGGTTGGATGGCACTCTGATGGTGCACCAGCGGTTCTTGGGGACCTCCCTGCCTGATGAGCGAGGTTTCGCGACGCAGACATCACCTGATTGCAATGGAGTAGGTCAGTTACCGGTAACGGACCCACCCGCAAAGGCTGGGTTTCACTGGGCGCTGCCACGGGGGCTGGACGTGGAGCCGGATGTGCTCCAGCTGCGGTTGGACTTCTACCTTGACACCATCCTGCTGACCGACATGCGCGGAGGGGTCAGCACCGTGAAGCCGGTCAGCGCCCGCGACATCGTGCAGGCGCTGACGCGGGACGTGGCGGTCCAGACGGGCGTGTTGCCGCCCGACGCTCTCTGGTGGCGCAACGGGCCCACCGGAGCCACGGTGGCCTTCTGGCAGCCGCCCCAGGTGCGCATCCTGGCGTTGCTAGAGCACGCGGGACAGGAGCCGCTGCGGTGCGAGGTGCCGCTGCCCGGCATGGTGTTCGCCTGCCAGCCGGCCCGTGCCCCGTGGGTCTGGGCCGCAAAGCACCGCCCGACAGGGCCAGAGGCCCTGCTGTACCACGCCCCCCTGTTCAACGTGTTCCGCGATGGCCGTACCTGCCCAGGCACACAGAGGTATTCGCCAGCGGTGGAGCAAATCCCGTTTGAGTTCTGGGTATCGTTTTTCACGGGTGAGGCGGACCACACGGAGCGGAGCCGGGCATACCCCAAGAGTCTGAAGGCGCTCTGGCAGAGCCTGGAGGGGGCGAAGCGTTACCCGCCGGATGACCTGGTGCAGTGGGGGGCTGTAAAATCGGCAATGGAGGTGGCGCGATGATGGAGGCAAGACCGGACTTCCACTATGAGACGCACGAGGAGTTTTGGAAACGTACTCATCCAGACCCAAAGGTTCGGCGCCCGGTCGCCTACATGGTGGAGGGCCGGCGCACGGCGCCCGGGCTTGGCTACAGCTACGTGTTGGCTGGCAACGGCCTGTGGATTGAGGCGACGGGCCCCCACCTGGCCGTTCGGTTGGAGGTGGCCGAGGCGGAGGTCAGAGGTCTATCGAGCCTAACCCAAGAGGTACGGCTCCTTCACGGGCCAATTCCGAAGGCGCTACACGACCTCCTGGTAGACGTGCTTCTGGCTAATCCGCGAGAGGAGCACTACGTCGCCATCCTGTGGCGCGACGGGCGCTACCAGCTCACCGTCCCAGACCAGCTTGCGCAGGTCGCCTCCATGACGTACCAGAGGCCAGACCCAGCGGAGCTGGTGTTGGAGGCGCACTCACACCCTCCCGGTGTGGTGGCGCGGTTCTCGCTGGTGGATGACCGCGATGAGCAGGGGTTGGGCCTGTACGGGGTGTTGGGCATGGATGAGGCAGGCTGGACACTCGCGCTCCGCGCGGGGGTGTACGGCTACTACGGTGACGTGGACGTGGCGGAGATCTTCGACGGGTAGGCGAAGGGGTGGTTTGGGCCGGGTACGCTGGCGGATGGCTCGGTACGGGCAGGGAAGGCTAGGAGGGCGAAGGGTAAGAGCTGGAGAGGGGCGGATAGGCTGGCGAAGCGACAGGGGTGGAGCGGCCATGAAGGCGGAGGGTTCGGGATGGGTGGGCTGCGGGCGGCAAGGGCGGCGATAGGCCAAGAAAGGCGCGGTAGGGCGCGGCGAGGACGGGCTGGCGTAAGGAGAGGGGAAGGGTGGGACGGTTGGCGAAGGGTGGGGAGGAACCGACAGAATAAACAGAAGAAGGAGAAAGAAGTGGCAGACGCGAAGGAAGTCAAGGACCTCAAGTTCACGAGGTATCCGGTGACCCTCACGATGCACGGGCCCCTGCACGCCACGACGGCGAGCAACCCGGAGAGCATCGCGTACCAGCTACGGAATCAGCCCAGCGAACCCGACCTGGCGGCGCGGCTGGCGGCAGGGGAGCCGCTCAAGCCGATGGATGCGCTCCAGAAGCAGGTCGAGCAGGAGGCGGGCGCTGCCGAACCACCCCCGGAGCCGATGGCGGTGTTCCGCCGCGACGACCTGAAGCGGCCGTTTATCCACGACAACTTCATTCGGGGCCACCTGCGGGACGCAGGTGAGGCCCTGTCACGGGCCCTGGGCGTGTGGGGGCTCCAGCAGCTCATCACCCGGACGGTGTTCGTCCGGCCCGAGCGCATCTACCTCCCGGTGGGCTGCACGGTAGAGGTGGAGACGTGGCCGGCGCACTCCGACGTGTACCGCATGGGGAGAATCTCCAGCATCCGGCGCGCCGAGTTTGCGCTGGGCGTCACGCTCGAGTTCCGCCTCTACGTGGTGAACGACCCCCGGTGGGCAGGCGCGAACGGCCGGAAGATTCTGACGTCCGTTCTCCAGTACGGCGCCATCCACGGCATTGGAGGTGGCCGTGGTCGCGGCATGGGGCGCTACACGTTCATGCTCGGGGAGGCCATGGAGGTGGAACCCGCCCAGGTGTGGAGCGATATGCAGATTGGCGAGGGTCCATGCCATACCGCATAGTCCCGCCTCTTACGGCACGTAAACCCCTACTCCTCATCGCGGGCTGTGGCGGCACTGGGAATTGGGTGGCGGAGGGCATCGCCAGGTGGCTGCCCGCTGACTGGCGCCTCGTCCTGGTGGACCCCGACGTGGTGGAGGAGCACAACCTGCGGCGCCAAGGGTTCCTAAAGAAGGAGGTGGGGAGTTACAAAGCCGAGGTGCTGGCCAGGCGGCTGGCGGACGGGACCGGCCGGGCGGTGGGATTCGCCGTCGTGCCCATCCGCACCGTGGTGCAGCAGGACCATGAGTTACGCCTCGTTGTGGGTTGCGTGGACAACGCGGCGGCCAGGCGGGAGGTCCACGAGGGTCTCCCGCTCGGGGCCTGGTGGCTGGACGCTGGCAACGGCCGCAACTCGGGCCAGGTCCTGCTGGGGAACGTCCGCGATGCCAGGTCGCTGGAAGGAGGGTTCGCACCCACCGGGACCTGTGACAGGGTGCCCCTGCCCACTCTCCAGATGCCCGAACTGCTGGTGCCATCTCAGGAGGAGCTGGAACCACTGCCGCCGGACTGCGCGGAGGCGGTGCGAGACGAGCGGCAGAGCCCCGTGGTGAACCAGGCGGTCGCAGGGCTGGCGCTCAATATGGTATGGCGGTTCCTGCGGGGCGAGTTGGACTGGATGGCGGCGTATCTGGACCTTGATATGGGGACGCTGCGCCACGTCCCGTGTGAACCCGCCACGGTGGCCAGGCTGTGCGGCGTCAAGACGCGGACCCTACTAGCTAGGGGCGTCCGGTGAAGCCGGAGAACAAGCATAAGCGGCGACGTGGCGGAGCGCCCACCACGCACTTTACAGGCAAGAGGCGCGGGAAACCCATTCGGCGTAAGAGTCACTTGAAAGATAGGAGAGAACGGCATGACGGAACAACAGGACCTCAAGGGAATCAGGGCGGCGTTACTATTCACTCCGGACGGCGCTCTGGTGAGCGTCGGCAAGACCGATAACAGCGTAGACCCCGTGACGCAGAAGTTGGTGGGCAGCCCTGCGGACGTGCTTTTGGGCACGCTGCGCCTCATCTACGAAGCGCAGACCAAGTGGGTTAGCGAGCCACGCGCCCCTGCGTACAAGGCGCCGAGGGCGCGACCCGCTGAAAAGGCCACGCCACGGGCCTCCAGCGCCTCACCCAGCGCCTCACCCAGCCCCGCTGGCGCCCCGCTAGCCCCGGTGAGCGCAGAGGGCCAGCGGCACCCCCGCAGCGCGATAGAGGCCGAGGGGATGCCGCTCAAGGCGGAGCCGGCCCCAGAGATGGTGATGGAAGGGCCATCTCCCCTGGACAGGGGCAACACCGAGTCCCCGCTCGGCGCCGACGAGGCGCCAGTGGGCAGCGGACCCGTGCCCGCAGCCTCCCCGGAGCTGTCGCCAGCAGCATCACTCCTGGCGGGCCTCACACTGGAAGAGATACGGGCCATCACGGAGGCCGAGGAGCCGGAGCCAGAGGGGGTGGTGGTGACCGACATCGTCACAACGAACGTGGAGCAAGAGACGGTGGTTGACACCCCAGCTCTCACCTTGGCACCGCTGTTTGTGCTCAAGCCGAAAGGCTTCCGTGTCAAGGGGGGCGACGGGACGGAGAGCGCCACCATCTACGCCGACGTGCAGAGCGCGCTGGACGCGGCGGGAGTGCCCAAGGAGGGCAGGCCCACACACAATCGCTACGACCGGCTGGCGAGCAAATACCAGGCCATGCTGGTGCCCGTCTATCCGTAGCGTAGTATACTGGCGAGGAGGTGACGCGAGTGAAATTGCCCGAAGTGACCCTGGTGCCTGACGGACTGCACATCCGGCTCGAGGAGGAAGACCTCCGGCTGGCGCGGCGTTTCCTGCCCTTTGTACGGCGACAGCTTGCCACCCAGTTAAAGGTGTCCATCCGCTTGGCGATGGTGCTTGCAACCAAGGGCCCCGAGGTGCTCAACGCATCAGCCGAGGAAATGCTCCTGATGCTGGGTGGGGAGGAGTTTTTCAAGGAGATGGTGAAGGCCACACCCGAGGAGTTCGACAGCACGTTCCGCAAGGAGGGCCATGACGACACGAACGAAGGAAACGTGGGACCCACAGGCGATAGCTGACGCGTTCGCCGAGGCGTTCGGCCTGGCGACCAAGGCACGGCAGGCGCTGGCGGACGCGCCCACCCAGGGGGCGCCCCAGTACGTGACGCAGATGCAGGAGAAGCTGACATTCCAGATGCGGGAGGCGCTGACCGACATCGAGCGCATGGGGCGCGAGCTGGAGGCGAGGGCGCGCGGGGAGGTTGCGCCCAACGAGGACTGGTACCTTCAGCGCACCTCGGACACATCCGCGTTGTATCACATCGTGACGCGGGAGACCGGGACTGCACGGTGTGGCGCGGAGGTGTCGGGCCCGTCGGTGCCGGCCGGGCTGGCCAGCAGCTTCACGGTGTGTCCAAAGTGTCAAGCGGGGAAGAGAATGAAGAAGGCGAAAGCGGTCGAAGCGGTCCCAACGGCCAGCGCCGCGCAACCAGAGGACACCTCCTTGCCCCTTGGCTACGGGCCGTTCAGGCTCCGGAAGTGGATGGAGGTTAATGGCGTCCGCCACGTGAAGGGCGAGACCACCTACGGCACATTGGGCGAGTGTTTCGACGCGCTCCACGTGGACCCGGACAAGCGGCCTCACCACGGCAGGTGGCGCCGCCTGGGCAAGAAGCTGCGGGACCAGATAGTGCCTGCGAAGTAAGGAGGCGCCAATGGATAAGAGCCTGAGAGTTGCCTTCATGGAGGCCATGGTCGGCCTTGACACCACGCTTCGGAAAGACACGGGCAAGGGCCTGGCGGAGCACGCGGCGGAGGCCTTTGCGGCTTGGCAGGACTCTCGGACGAAGAAGCCAACCCAGCTGGAGCTGGACTTCGCGCTGCTGAACCTGCGACAGGATGCGCCCGAGGAGCTGGTCCGAATGGCCTACCACCTCCTGGCGAAGCAGCTCCACCCGGACGCCAACCGGGAGACCTCGGATGCCGCGGCCTTCGCCAAGGTGCAGGAGGCCTACCAGCGTATCAGGAAAGCAAGGGGGTGGGCGTAATGGGACTACGAGGTCTTCTTACCATCGCCTCGATACTGCATACTGCCAGTTGGATCTCCGAATATTGCCAGCGCGAGGAAACGTATCGGGCTGCACAGGAGACGGCCGACCTGCTCAGCAAGCCCCTCCTGGTGGTCGGCAGCCCCCTGGGGTCAAACCCGCTGCGCCGTTTCCTCGGCTGCGAAACCCACGGATGGGGCGATGCGTGTCTCGACCTTGACCCACGCTCTCTGGAGGGGGCACCGGAGGGCGTCCTGACGGTCGCGGCCGATGTGCGCGATATCCCCTTCGATGACAGAACCTTCGGAGCCGTGATAGCTTCGCATGTATTGGAACATCTGGACACGCGAGAGGATGCGGAGCTCGCACTTGCCGAGCTGGACCGCGTGGCGGATGTGGTGTATGTCGCGGGGCCCAACAAGTGGAATATCCGGTCGTGGCTGGTGCCAGACCATTCTCTGTGGGTATGGCAAGAGCCGGACGGCGAGGTCATCATCGAGGAGCGGCCCGACTGGCAGAGGTGGGTGAATGCCAACGGCAGAATCCGATTGGGACCGGGCTAAGGGTGTAGAGTGCCCGCGATGCGGAGGGGAGGCGCACCGGCTCCTGCCCATCCTGGTGAAAGGCGTGACGCAGAGCGTCTGCCGGGCGTGCGCAGCGCGACTGGATGCGGAGCAGGCCCAAGTGCTGGAGGACCGGGCGGCGATTCGGGAACTCAAGGACAGCCTGGGCCTGGGTCCCCGAAGGAAAAGGTAGCGGGGTCCACCTGGGACCGCATTAGGTCACGGGACAATGGGTGCAACATAGCGCCCCGCTGTCTCCAGTGCCCGCTGTCTCCAGTGCCCGCTGGCACGATGCAAACACGACGACCCACACTCGAAAGAGCGACAGCAGCGTAATCTACGGGATAGCGAGGTGCTGTTGGCACGCGGCCAGGGGCTGACGGTGCCGCAGATTGCCCGGCGGTTTGCCTTGAGCCAGCGGACGGTGGCCAGGATACTCGCAAGGGAGCTAAATGCAGCGCGGAGATAGGTGCGCTAGGTGTGGCCAGGCTCCACTGGTGCTGGACCAGGACGCGCTTGGAAGTCGCCTAGTTTGTCCAATCTGTGCCGCCGAGACGTTGCTAGAGGTCAAAGAGCGCGCCGCCGGTTCTAGTGGGTCAGGGTCAGCTACGCTTCCCTTTCGGCTCAGGCTAGACGAGCGGCCCCAGGAATAGAACCGCCCGGGTTCGCCGGGCGGTTGTCGTCTGTTCGGGGAGCGCGGAGTCGTCTACCCGTAGCGGGTGGACCGGATGTGGGCGCCGGCGCTGCGGCAGCAGTCCACAAACTTCCGCATCTTGGCGACGTTGCCGCGGCCGCCGGGCGTCCCCTTCATGCAGGCCCCCACCTTGCGGTTGAACTCCGACGGGCGGTGGCCCTGCATACCGAACAGGGCGCGGATGCTCACCTTGTACCCCTTCCTGATTCCGTTAATGGATACTGGCACCTACGTCCTCCTCTTTTTGACTTCGCTTGCTACCAACTGGAGCGCCAGGTGGTTCGGGCGTGTCCCCGCCGCCATCAAGCGGTCCAGGTTTAGCCTCATGGCATCAGTGGGCGCCTCTGCGCCCAGCGCCCCGGCGAGGGCCGTCAGGGCGGCTTCCCTGTCCCCCTTTCCGTAGGAGATGAGGGCCTCCTGCAACTTCTCTAGCGCTACTACGTCCCGCATCCCTCAACACAAAAGGCCACGAGGACTCGCCTCGTGGCCTTATCGACAGCTTTGCCGCTCTTGTCTGGCCTACAGCGTCTAATCTACCCCTCCTGGTGCGAGTTGTCAAGAGAGAAGGAGAAGGTCTTCCACTCATGGCAGTAATGGCACTTCACGCTGACGCTGCCGACGCCTGCTTGGAAATCTATGTAGACGAGGAGGAAGTGGCGGCAGCTGGGGCAGTACCAGGGATCCCCTCGGACGGAGTCGGGGACGCCAGCTGGTCTAGGTCGAGCAGGTCCATCAGGTTCTGCGCGTCCTCCCGCGCCTTCGCCATCTCGGCCGTGCAGTCCGCCTGGGGGGTCAGCTGGCACAGGGCCGCGCTGCTCACGGAGTCCAGCAGGTACGTCGCCTCGTCGTGGCACACTTCGCATGTGGTCTCCTGCAAATCTTTTCGGAACGCCTCCGCCTTCTTCAGCGCCGCCTCCGTGTCGCCCTCCTCCAGCGCCTTCAGCACGGCGCCAGTAGCACGCCTGTACCGGTCGAACACGGGCCGCATCTCCGCGATAACGGCGGGGTCCAGTCCGTCTTGCTGTTCAATGGGTTGGTCCAATGGTCACACCTCTCTGTCTCAACCCCATCCTAAACCACGCTATCCAGCAGCGCAAATGGGACACTCCCCGTAGTGCCAGCCGCGTATGCAGCCGCCGCGACTGCCGGCAAGGTGGCCGGGAAAACACCCGTGCTCACCGCGAACTGTGCTCTGACTAGAAGTCCCAGATTCCTGGCTCCCAATGGCGCTACATCTGCCCCCCAGAACGTTGTTCCGAGAGGGGCGCCCAAGGAGTTGAACCCGGCTGTCGTTCCTGTGGATACCACGGTCACGCAAAACCAGTATTTCACTCCTCCAGTCAGCGTGATGGGCAGGCCCGCCGAGATGTTCAGCCACGTGTTGACGGCGCTTGTGACCGTACCCGAATCCCAGACTTTCGCGGAACCCACCCCAACGCGGTAAATGGCGAACTTGTACAGGTTGGCTGTCGCGCCTATGCCAAACAGCCTGATTCTCTGTACGGTGATGTCAACGGGCGGCGTGAACTGCACACATCGGGCCAAGCTGACGGTAATTGCCGTAGGGGTAGGCCCGGCTACCGCACCCTGTACCCACGCTTGCATCTGCTTAATGGGGTCGGAGTCCCCCATCATGCCGTGCAGAACGCCATACCATGCTGGGGGGGATGACCCAGCATGGCCGTGGAGGGTGGTCTGGGCCCCTCCCACCAGTGGGGCCGCAGCTACCTTCTCAGTCGCCACTGCCACGCTTACACCGGCACGTCGTCATAATCCACGCTCAGCTTACCCGCAGCGTCCCGCTGGATGGCGACAACCTTGAACTCGGTTGCCACTGGGCTCGTCTTGATGTAGCCGCGAGCCGTGTCGACCATCTCGTCCAGGTTGTCCTTGGCCGCGCCATTGCCAAGCTCCGCGTTGGTGACCTCACCGGACTCGATGGGTCTGGCGGCAGCCGCCACAGAACTCGCTCTGGTAATCTGCGCCGCAGCTGCGTTCACTTTCCCGACTATCTGGTCGTCGGTGTAGGACTGCGCGGCGGGGTCTAATTGCATGCTCTGTATTGCCATGTTCCTCCTCCTCTACGCTGGGGTATCGTCGTATTCCACTACCAGCTTGCCCGTGGCGGGGTCAACATACAGATTCGTCACCCTGCACATTCCACTTGGCGGAGAAGAGGTGAAGGCGGCACTCCACACCGGGTCAGCGCCTGCTCCTTGTGCGGTCAGGACCTGCCCCTTCGTCCCCGCTACTGTTGGCAGGTGTCCATGGTCTTGTGGCATGTCACATCCTCACACCCTCCGACTAGCCGTAGATGCGGCCGCCTGGTCGTGACATGCCGGCAGGGCCGCCTGACTGTTGCGGTTGACCGCCAAAGCTCGGAGCGTCCGGCAATCCGGAGCGCCGTTGCACCAACTCCTCGACCTCCTGCTCGTCAAACGGGCCTGGGGTCTGGACGCTCTCCGGATACTGCACCCAGTAGTACCACCCGTCATCGTACTGCACTTTCACGATGACGACGCCCTTGCCCACGAGTTGCCCCTTTGTCCATCGCTGCACCTCGCGGATGAGGCCGGACCGCTTCAGGCTTGTCAGGAGCTCGGCCGAGATCCTTTCCCCCGGCCAGGAGGTGCGCGACACCATCTGCACGATGGTTTCTCCAGGCGTGTTGGGGCTCCCGCGGATGAGCGTCAGGGCAGCTTTTCCGGACTCGGTGAGCAATATCTTCTCCGGCGGGATACCGTGCAAGGCCCACCGGGCCTTGAGCGCGCGCCGTTGGTCCAGCGGCATCCAACGGGCTTGCTCCTTCGTCACGCGAACCCCCCGGATGGGCACCGGAGCCACACCCGCCCCCACCGGCACCCCCTCCGTCCAGGGCAGTGGTATCTCGTGTATCCCCCGCTCCACCATGCCACGCACGATGGCCTTGAGTCGGTCCAACTCAAGGTCCACGTCACGACGAGTCAAGCCGGTGTATTTCTTCACCAGCTTCCTGCCATTGTGGTCCTGGAGGGTGAGGTAGCCGCTGGAGAATGGCCCCTGCCCCGGCCGGCCGCCCCGCATGTTCACGTGGATGCTGAATTGCCAGACGTGATGCCACATGTCCAGGGTCGTGACGGCCCTGCCGGCGAAGTGCGGTACGGGCTCTCCGGCCAGCCTGCGCTCCTCCCCGAAGAACTGGTTGAACTGGTGCGCTACAGCTGGTGCTGGCATGTCAGCCTCCTGCGGGATACAGCTTGTGGCCTGCCCCTCAAGGTTCGCCAGGTCATGGGTCTCGTTTCCGAACTGTCTGGATTCCGCTGCTTCGTGGAATTGGTCCAGATAGCCCTTAACGTTCTCCACAACGTCCGCCAACCTGACGCGCCCCACTCCTCATCAGAGGAGTCCAGCATCCCCTTGGAGGCCTTCCGCTCAACTTCCTGTAGAAGTTGAAGCGCCCCTGCCCAGTCTTTTGCGGCTCTCTCACAATTCATGGCTATTCTCCTCCTAGCGTCGCCTTCTCGCCGGGCGCCAAGCGGCTCCAGCCGTCTCCCATTGGCCTGTCATACAGCTCCAGCTGCTTGAGCGCGCTCATGCGCCACCAGATGGGATGGCCGCCGCTGTTGCTTACCCTCACAGGGCCATGAATGGGGATGACCTCCGTAGCGCCCTTGGCTACTGCAACGCCCACGGCTACTGTGGAGGGGCCGACGCCCTGCGCCATATGCGTGACCGTGATATGCGTCAGCTTCCCATAATTGACGATGGTGAGGCTTGGGGAGAGCTTAGGTGCTCCGAAGCGGCGGGTAAACTCCGCCTCACTGAGGGGCGGCCCCTGGTACTCGACGTAGTTGGCCGGGACGCGCAGCGTCTCGCCGGTGTGCTTGCCCTCCAACACCAGCACCTCATAGCCTGGATGGCCAGCGCCGGTGATGTAGCCGCCGACGGCTGGTGTCACGTCATAATATGACACGACCCGCGCCTTCACCCAGCCCTGCGAACCGGACCGCATCCTGACGATACTGCCGTTTGCTATCACACTCGCCTCCTTCGGCTGCACCCTGGCCAGAAGTGCCGGCGCGGCCCTGGGCGCCGGGCGAATGTACTCCCGGACCGTCTTGAGGCCACGCTGCGCCTCCAGCTTCCTGGAACGTTCGCCATCCTCAAAGCCGTCTGTGGCCAGCCGCCTGTAGTCTTCCGCATGGACGAACACCAGAACCCGCGACCAGTAGCCACCCCACTGGCCATCGTAGGTGACCACCCACACGCGGGTGCCCTTGGCTACTTCCACCGTGCGCTCGTAGGGGCTCCGCACGACGTTCATAGTGGTGTCATAGGAATAGGCCGGACCTTTGCTGAGCTGCCTCCCATCCCAGGAGAACGAGTGGGTGAACGCGAAGTCACCTTGCGCGCTTGGGTTGAACGTGTCTGGGCACTGGACCACCTCGACCGCCTGGGCAAACTTGATGGGCAGACGTCCACCAGCCTCCGCCAGGACCTGCGGGGCCTCCGGCAGAATCCGCTGGAGCTTCGCCATCGGAAGCTTCGGTGTCCAGCGCGCCATCTACTTCTCCTGCTGGCCCCGCAGCGGGCGGTTCGGGTCACAGGCGCAGGTGAGCAGATGGTCGAATGCCGCGTCAACCAACTCGTCCACGAGGGCGTCCTGTACACCGTGTCGGGCGGTGACCAGGTCAACGAGCGCCACGTCCCGCGCCTCGTCCCTCTGCACACGCGCCATCCCCTCGCTGTAGCGCGCCGTCGCCTGATCATACCTCTGCCGAACCTCATCATGCAGCATGGCTCGGGTCTCGTCGAGCGATTTATCGGAGATATGCCCGCCCATCTCGCCATAAAAAACACTGATATAGTCTGCTGCCGCAAGCAGACTTCTAACTTCCCCGATGCACTCCGCCCGCTGGGGTGCCTCCCGCTCAGGCGGCGGCGCCTCGCGAAAGTACCGGCCGTCGGTGGTGGAGACATACAGGCGGCCATCCGGACCGCGCAACGTCTCGTCCCCATCGTCATGCCGCTTCACCAGGGTGAAGCCGAGCATCTCCAGCGAGCTGTCCATACGCTTACCCCTTTCTCGTGACCACGACGATGCCGACCGCTGCGGCCCCCACTCCGAGGAGCGGCCCCCACCGGCGCCAGAACGAGGGGGCGGGCAGGATCAACTCCACCGGGAACTGCGTGATGGCACCCAGGACGTACTGCTCAATAAGCTGCACGTCAGCCATGGTGACCAGGCCGTCGCCATCCACGTCGGCCCGCTTGCGCTGGTCAGCCGTCGGGACAGAAAGCCCCAGGGCGAACCTCTCGGCGAGGATCGCGTCCCCCATGTCCACCACACCATCAGCGTTCGGGTCTCCATAGTAAACAGCCATGGTGTCCTCCTAATACTCCAACTGGCGCCCGCCCTCGCGGACACCCCGCACGTTCCACGCCACCGCCCGGGGCGTGTAGCCGAACACCTTCTCCCGCCGGACCGATGTGGCCAGCATGGCATCCCTGTCCAGCACTATCGCGTCCGGCCCGTACATCTCCAGCACCCTCCGGCCCAGGTCCAAGTCCTCCCGCCCCCCCACTGTCGGGTCTATGCTTTCATCATAACCCCCCACAGCCAGGAAAGCAGCCCGCCACAGCGCCACGCCGCGGCCCGTCGTGTGGCTCCGCGGCTTTATCAGCTGCCACGGGTTCCACAGCATGGCGTTCGCAAATGAGTCGTACACCGTCTCGGCACCATGCGCCATCACGGCCGTGGGGTGCTGCTCCAGCAGCAGGACCATGCGCTCCGCATACTCCGGTGACAGAATGCAGTCGGCGTCGCAGAAGATGAGGGCCTCTCCGGTGGCTGCCTCCGCGCCGGCGTTGCGCGCCGGTGAGATGCCGAGCTTCGGGAAGTCCACCATCAGGGCGCCGTACTGCTGCGCTAGCTCTCGCGTTCTCTCCTTCGCCTCCGGCGGCGAGCTGTCCAGTATGACCACCTCGATGGGCGTGTAGCTCTGGCGCTCAATGCTCTGGAGAAGCCGCTCCAGGTACGCGTCCTCCTCCAGGGTGGGGATGATGATGCTCACCAGGGGGCCGGTGCTCATGTGATCTGCGCTCTTCTCCTGGGCGCGCCCTATCGCCACGGCCGCGCTGGCCGCGTTGACCGCCAGGCCCACGAGGAGCAGTCCCAGGAACATCATGCGCTCCTACAGCTGTGCCAGGACTTCCGCCTTGGTGAAGGGACCGTACTCGGTCCCGGGCACCTCATCGAACATGATGTAGTACGCCCACTGGCCGCCGCTGTACCCCACCCGCGACACCGTGACGCGGGAGCCGAGCCGCTGGCCCTCCTGCCAGGCGGGACCCTTCTGCTTCTCCATCCACCAGGCGGCACCGAATCCCGCGGCCAGCAGGCCGAGGCCCCAGGTGAGTGCGTTGTTCATGTGCTCCTCCCTCACGTGATGTCCGGCTTGTTGGCCGTCAGGACTGGGCCGTTCAGCTCAAATATCCACGACAGCAGCTTCCTCGCGTACAGGACGCCGCAGACAGCGACTGCTGCTACTATCCCAATCAGAGCGCCGTAGTCTATCCAGATGCCGAGCCCGTCGAACCAGGCGTAGATGAAGTATCCCACTGTGAGCATCCCGAATATGGCGCAGGTGTCGAGCTCCCACTTGGAGTATTTGGACTGCCAGGCCGATGCAGCCCACAAGATGCCGAATAGGAGTGCTTGGGCCAAACCACCTGAGATGCGCGTCCAGAAGCCCGCCCACTCGGACATCTCGAAGCCGTAGTACATGCCGCCCGTCCAGTCAAATATCACGTAGCCTTGCGTACCTGAAAGCACGTTGCCCACAAGCTGGTGGGCGGCCTCATGGAACGGGACTGCCAAGATGGCCAGTACGACCAGCATGACCAGCATGGGGATGACCTTGGCCAGGAACCGCGCACCTGATGGTTTATTCATGCTTGCTCCCCAAAGATGCGTCCCCAAGCCTCACCAAGGCCCTGGAACTGGTGCTTCCCCACACTAGCAATAGCTTCATTTATCTCTCCATCATCGGCTCGGCCATCGCAGCGCAGATAGCGGCGATTCTTGGCTTTCTCTCGGTGCAGCTCGGCACCGTCCAGGTCGCTCGAAATCACGTTAATCTGGCCCACGGCTACACCCCTGTTGCCTGGATATAATAGCTGCCCACAATAGCACCCGCTGCACCGCCTGTTGCTACCATCACCAGCACGTCGTTGGTGCCATTCTTGGCATCCATGTAAATCGGCTTGCCCAGACCCGCGCCAGCGTCCGCAACGTTCATTGAGTCGTAGACCACAGGAGCAGTATTCAAGTTGACCGCGGCGCCCGCGAACATCGTGGCTCCTATCGTGACGGCCCTCACATCATCTATCAAGATTGTGCAGACAGCGGGGTTGGCATGGTACTGCAAGCCGATGCTGACAATGGCATCCCGGGTGGCTCCGGCGTTGACAAAGGGGACCACCACGAGAGTCCATTGACCAGCTATCAGGGCGGGCACAGCAAGGGTTTCGGCGGGAGCAACACAGTTAGCGTTTTCGCTTATCAGCATCCGAAGGTCTGCCGCTACCGTAGCAACGCTGGATTTTATCTTGAACAACAGGTGGGTATAGCCAGATAGGTCTTGAGCCGCCCGCGCCTCAGTGGCAAGGATTTCGTCAGCTACCACGCCCGCAGCAACCGCTAGTTGGGCGCTACCCGTGCCTCTTTCAAAGTCCGTGGTGTTGAGTGTACTGGTCACTTCTGGCAGCACCGACTCGTTCCAGGCATCTTCACAGTCCTCGACCACTACGCTAGTGGTCAAACCCATCGGCCCTGTGGCGGCAGCACCACCTGCTGTAGTGATTCTAACGGTGGCGCTGACAAGAGCCGCCTGATGCTCTGGGTTCTGCCACGCTATCACGGCACCGTTCTGTACGACCTGGGCCAAGGCGCCACCATCGGTGCGTGCTTCTGCCTGTGCAAGGTAGCCAGAGTTATCTCTAACTGTAGTGTGTTTTCCAGCCAGAGGAGAGTATATTCCAGCAGTGCCATTGCCGCTGACATCATTCCAAGCAATCCGATTGTAGTCACTTATGCCGTCTTCAAGCATTCCGTATTGCTGAGTCTTTGGAGTTTGGGTATCGTGAAATCTGCCGCCCAGAACAACATTTCTCAAAGACCCGAGAAGTCTGAGGCCCGCTCCGAATTGCCAGACTCCACCAGTAGACCTTCCATTGTTGAAAACACGTAATCCTGAGAAGACGCTGTCAGTGTGTTCGGATAGCAAAAGTCCATTATGGTTGTTGTGGTCTGCCACACAAGCAACTAGACTTACATTGCTACCACCATATATAAAGAATCCACATTTTGTATTCCAATCCGCTCGGCATCCCTTCAAGATAAGGTCGCCAGGCTGTCTCACCCAGATACCTGCTTCTCCCGCACAATTACTAGCTACAACATTGTCAAGCCAACTATCAACTATCCCCCATAGATAAGCACCTTCAGCACCAACTGTTCTCGCATAGATGTCCTGCAGCCACCATCCTGCGCCTCTGCCCCCAGAATATTCACCATAAATCGCTTCCCCTACAATACCATTTAGGGAAAGTTGTCGAATCGTTAGCCAATCCGTTCCGACGGCTTGAATCGCTCTCCCGAGAGCGTAAGTGCCGTGACCGCCACGAATCTTGAAATTATGCAAAACTACCCCGTCTGTATTATCCAAGTTCAGAATGGGCGTGAAGTTCGCTACCTGCACCAAGACAGTGCCTCCCGCAGTATCAGGAGGTTCGCTTGACCGTCCTTTATCTACCCCTTCCACAGTGAGATAGTTTGCGCCAACAATGGTGGCAGCAAGGTTGAATTCCCCTACCGATAATTGAAGCTTACCACCTGCAGGCAGTGCAGCAATCGCCGCCTGTATCTCCACGTTGTCGGTGGTGCCGTCAGCAACTCCCAGTAGGGGGCCATAGCGAGCACGGAGAATCCGTCCCTGTCGTATAGCAGCAGCGGGGGCGCCCACTGACAGCACATGTGCTGTCCCCGGCAGAAGTCCTGTCCGTCTCCAGAAGTCGCCCATCGCTATGCCTTCCTGTAACTGAGCCTGATAAAGCTGTTGGCGCGCACCTGAGCCTCGGAAGTGCTCACGCCTCCACCATCGTCAGTCCAGTGTACCAACCTGAGCGCGAGCTGGTTAGCACCTGCAACAATGGTGCCTACCCAACGCCCAACTCCCTCCCTGTTTCGAGCAGTCATAACGGCCAGTGCATTGTTGAAATTGTCGGTCACGTCAACCCAAGTGGCTCCACCATCACGGCTTATCTGAACCTTGGAGCTAGACTGTGTACCAGCGCCCGCGCCCACCAGGAATCGCGTCTGCCACTCAAGCTCGACGTAGATAGAAATGACGGTGATGGTGCCCTGCTGCTCGAAGTCAACATCCTCAGTCCAGGCCACTCCGGGTGCGCCTTCTGCATTGGCTGCCGTGCTGTGCGCTGCTGCTGGGTAGAAGGCGGGGCTGGAGCCGTCGTCAACAATCTCGGTTGTGGCAGCATCCTCGGCTACGGGGTAGATGACCACATCGTGGACAAGGTCCAGGCTGGTCAGCAGCCCCTTGAGGTACGCCAGCGCGGAGGCCACAACTCCAACTGCCGTTACAGCAGCATCATCCCTGGTGCCAAGTGCGTCCTGCCCTGATTTCTGGGTGGTCATATCATTTCCCCTACACCAAGAACTTTGAGGCCACGCCAGTGCCGCGCCAGTGGACTATCACGTCGCAGATGCGGGCCACGCCGGCAGCACCGCCGTTTATGGTGAGCTGGATTTTGGCGGTAGTGCCCCCGTCCAGCATACAGGCCCCGACCCAGGTAAGCTGCTCCTCGTTGGTCAAGTTGGCTACCGCGCCCTGGGCCGCCGAAACAAACACCTGCGGCGTGGCGTCGTCTGTCTGGATGCTGATGCTGGTCAGAGCACCACCGATTGCGCCACCGGACATCCTGATTATCAGCTTCTCTACCGTGGCATCCTGGTAGGCTTTCCACAGGTCATAGCTTCCGGCTATCTGGTTCAGGTCTATCGTGGTGCGGTAGACGTGTACCTGCGAAGTGTAATCGCGTATTAGTAGAGCGGGGGGAACAGCAAGACTTAGATTCTCTACACGCACATCGCCATAGAGGTTAAATTCACCACTGGTGACGTCGCCCTGTATCTCTAGCCTGAGTGCTTGCCCGTAAATGTATAGTGTCTCACCACCAGCCATGTTCATGATAGTGAGGTCGCCACTGACATCTGTCCAATAATGGTTGACGCCAATACCGTTGGTAAAATCCGCGAAGGTGAGAGGCCCTTGAGCAAACCGCACATTGGTGAACCACGTTCTAGCATAAATGGTGAGCGTGCCCCATAGAGTGCTGTCTTGGATAACGGTATCCCCTCGCAAGGTTGTGTTGCCCAGAGAACAGCCCTGTATTGCGATGATACCAAATGCCACGCCCTGAAGCCTGACGTTCTCGAACTGGCTATCGTTGAAGTTGAAGCCCCCGAAGTTGAACCCGGAGGCCATGTTGGCGTCCGTTTTACCCCAGCCAATAATCCGGTAGCCTTGCATGTCTGCTGGGGCTACGAAGTTGTCTGCTGGGTTGACCAACAGAATCGTGCGTATGCCCCTAGCTACACAGATGGCTATAGCGTCTGTTAGGTTGGACACGGGACGGCCTGGTGTCCCGATGGGATACACGGTCCCCGCAACGCCGTTTACGGAGTCAACGTACACGCCGTCGTTGAGGAGCCGGAGCTGTCGTATTCTGTTGAGTTCGTCTATGCCTTTAGCCATACTACTCCTTAGACTCCAAACCTGCTGCGCTCAACGGCGAAGATTTGCGCCATCTCAACAGCACTCAGGGCACGGGGCCAGATGCGCGGAATTGCCAGGTTTCCTGTGAAGAAGTTGGCGATGGCTTCCTGACAGCCAACCAAGAGCAATCTGCCGCCTGCGACGCTCACGGGGTCAGCCAGCCCACCGTTTAGCAGCGTGGGTATTGTTGCTCCGTTGCGGTAGAACTGCCCTACTATGCCAACCCGCGTGACGCCGATGAGCTGCCAGACGGAGGGCAGGAGGCCGTCAACAGCAGCTATCTCGTCATGTGAGCCTGCCTGATTGGTTCGTAGTGCTATGTTGGTGCCGAACAGGAACCACTGCCAACCGTCAACGTCCACTCGGCCCTGGTCGAGGAGTAGCTGTGCTCCGCCTGCTCCGTTATTCCACACCCAGGCCAGCATCGTCCAGTCCTCAAAGGTGAAGTTGAGGTCTATGCTATCGGCGGCTGGGCACTGGAGATACTGGCCAGCGCCGTTGAACTGTAGGTAGGGCTGCCCGCTGCCCATCGCCAGCCAAGTGGGAGGCCCCGTCAGCGCCATCCTGTGCGGCGCTTTGCTCGTGTCGTAGGTGACAACGCCTGTATACTCGGTGAAAGGCAGGCGGAGAAGGCACTCCGAGTTGTAGCCTATCTTGTCGGTGCTAATCGTCATTGCGCACCTATTCCTCCGCCAATCTCTGCCACTGGTAGTTCTTAACGGCACCCGCTGTTTGCTCAAGCGTGACGCGCACCCCAAACCTATTGGGCTGCATCTCGACGCAGATGGCCTTGACGCCATCCAGCAG